CGGGCGCGGGTAATAACGGCGGTACAGGCGGCGCAGGCGGTGGCGGCACATATCCAGCGGCAGGCACTGTAAATACTGGCGGGGGTGGCGGCAGTACTTGGAATACAAATCTAGGTAGCTCTGGTGGCTCTGGCATTGTCATCATCAGCTACGCTGGTGCGCAAAAAGGCACAGGCGGTACAGTTACCTCTTCCGGTGGCAACACCATCCACACGTTCACCTCGTCTGGCACATTTACGGCGTAAGGAAAAATCATGGCACATTTTGCAAAAGTATCAAACGGCGTAGTGGTTCAAGTCATCGTGGCTGAACCTGAGTTCTTTCAGACGTTTGTGGACACAAGCCCCGGCGAGTGGATTCAGACCAGCTACAACACCAAGGGCGGTGTTCACACCAACGGTGGCACACCCCTGCGCAAGAACTACGCAGGTATCGGTTACACCTACGACCGCACCCGCGATGCGTTCATTCCCCCGCAGCCGTATGCAAGCTGGACGCTGAACGAAGACACTTGCCTGTGGGACGCACCGACGCCAATGCCCACCGAGGGCGGGCCATACGTTTGGAATGAATCTACTCAGTCTTGGGAGGCATAAGCATGGCAACATCAATTAGCGGAAGCACTGGGGTCACATACCCAGCAGGTGGGGTGGACAACGTGGCTGGCGCAGGTGTCGGCACGACTGACACTCAGACGCTGACAAACAAGACGTTGGGTTCTGGAACAGTAATGCCAGCGGGGTCTATAGTGCAAGTTGTAAGCACAACTGTGACTGCCGTTGTGACAACGACAGTAAGCAACAATTCAACTTTTTATGCTATCTCTGGTTTATCTGCGACCATAACCCCAAAAAGTTCTAGCAATAAAATTTTTGCATTAGTTCAATTAGTCGGTTCTGGGACTGATTCATATAGCACTGTTTGTGCTTTTCAATTGTGGAGAGCAGGAAGTCCTGTTGGTCAGGGAAATTCTGCATCTGGGTTTCGTCAAGCATCGGTTGGTAATATACGGGCATCACTTGATGGCAATTCTGACTACGCCATTGGATGGAATTATCTTGATAGCCCAGCAACAACTTCTGCTACAACATATCAAGTTGCTTGTACGGCTGAAGGTGGGAATGTGGTAATTAACACGACCTCCGCTAATACATCCGGTATTTATGCTTCTCGTAGTGCTAGCAGTATTACCCTTTTTGAGGTGGCTGCGTGATTAGTTTTGCAACTGCACTTACATCTTTAACCAAAGGTTCCGCTTGGAGTATGGTTAAAGACGATTACGACAATATTGCTTGGTATTCTGAAGAAATAGAAAAGCCAACGCGGGAAGCTGTTTTTGCAGAACAAGAAAGACTACAAAAAATCGAAGATGCAAATGCATACAAAACCCAACGTGCTTCTGAATACCCGACCATTGCTGACCAGCTTGACTTGCTGTACCACGGCGGCATGGACGCATGGAAAGCGGCTATCCAAGCTGTCAAAGACAAGTACCCAAAAGGCTAATCCATGAACGACAAAATTGCCATCTCCACCAGCCTGCTGAACGCCGTGCTGGGTTACCTCGGTGACCGCCCCTACAAAGAGGTGTTCCAGTTAATTGAGGCCATCCAAAAAGTCTAAACAAATTATTGAATAGGAAATAAAAATGACTGAAACAGAAGCTCGATTGAACAGCCACGAAGCTGTCTGTGCAGAACGCTATGATCAAATTAATGCAAGACTAAAACGCCTTGAACAAATCATTATGAATGTAGCAGGTGCTTTGCTAGTAGGCATGGCTGGCGTAGTGTGGACTTTCCTAACTCATGTTAAATGAAATGGATAGTCATACTGCTGATACTTGTAGCCCCTATCTATGGAGCTACACCTAAGCCTGTATGTTCTGTTTCTGATTTTGTTGAGATAGCATATTCTATTAACGACCCTAAAGAAAGAAAAGAAAAAGTAGAGCAGTGGATAAATCAGTATGGTGAGTATTGCTCCAAAGAACAGTTGCTTACAGTATATAATGGATTGTCCAGTTCTTTAGGCACTTCAGACACAATAAGAATAAGAACAAAGATTGAGTTGTTATATGAGAGGATTAAATAATGTCTAATGAATCTTGGGTAGCTAAAAATATTCAGCCCATCACTGTATTATTTTTCTTGTTTAGCTATTTTTGTTTTGCTCTTCTTTCTGTTTTTGAATTGGAAACCAGAGGAGCTTATGTAGACTTGCTAGGTCAAGCAATGATTATTGTTATAACTGCAATCTTTGCTGGTAAAACTGCTGAGAGAATTGTAGATCTTCGTACTAATAAACCTAACAAGGATTGAATATGGAATGGCTTAAAACCGTTGCTCCCACTATTGCCACTGCGCTGGGTGGCCCACTAGCTGGTATGGCTGTCAGTGCCGTGGCTAAAGCCATTGGCTGTGAACCTGATGCTGTACAAGACATCATCAGCAGCAACAAACTTACAGCAGAGCAAGTGGCTTCCATTCAATTGGCTGAGCTTGAGCTTAAGAAACAAGCGCAGTCTATGAACCTAGACTTTGCTAAGCTTACCGCTGAAGATAAGAAGTCTGCTAGAGATATGCAGATTGCAACAAAGTCGTGGATTCCTCCTGTGTTGGCTGTGAGCGTGACAATTGGTTTCTTTGGCATCTTGGTTGGGCTGATGTATGGGCAGATCCAGCATGCTCCACAGATTGATATAATGCTGGGTGCTTTAGGAACTGCTTGGACAGGCATTATCAGTTTCTACTTTGGGTCTTCTGCAAGCAGCCAAGCTAAGAATGAATTGCTATATAAATCTGTACCGACAGAGAAATCTTGATATTTAAGGATATAACTATGTTAGTTAAAAAACCCACAGCACAACGCACTGGCCCAAGTGATGCTGGTCAGCTTGTTGCCACCTTGTTTTTGAGTAGAGAAATTGCACATAGAGAACACTTGTTCACAGACAGTTTCTCTGTACATAAATCGCTGGAAGAGTTTTATAACGCCATTGTGGAGATAGCAGATACGATTACTGAGGCATATCAAGGACGCTGTGGTGAGCCTATTAATATTCCTATTCTCTCAGAAGAGGGTAAAGGCTCTATCAAAGATAGACTTCAAAGCCACCTAGCTTCTATTGAGGCTATGCGGTATACAGCAATTGACAAAGAAGACACTGCTCTTCAGAACCTTGTTGATGAAGCAGTTAAAGAATACCTAACCATTAACGATAAGCTGAGAAGAACCTGATGAAGTTAAATTTTGATAAAGCCTTTGACTTGGTTATGAAGTCGGAGGGTGGATATGTTAATGACCCTGCCGACCCCGGTGGGGAAACTAACTTGGGAGTTACTAAAGCAGCTTGGATGTCTTATCTTGGTGTGAAAGAACTTCCTGTCAATGCTATGCGTGAATTGACAAAAGAAAAGGTTAAGCCCTTTTACAAGAAGATGTATTGGGATAAGGTATGTGGAGACGACCTTCCGTCAGGCATTGACTATCTAGCCTTTGACTTTGCTGTCAACGCTGGCACTGGACAAGCTGCTAAGTTTATTCAGCGGGCTGTTGGTGCTGTGGCAGATGGTGCTATTGGCCCAGCCACAATGGAAAAAGTAATTAGGACAGCTTCAGTGGACTTGTTGATTAGCTTTAGTACACAGAAAGAAAACTTCTACAAAGACATTGCAGCTAGAAAACCAACTCAAGCTAAATTTTTAAATGGCTGGTTAATTAGAACAGCCTCTGTCGAGAAGGCAGCTAGAACAATGCTTGTGTAATTTATATAGGATGACTAGATAATGAAAGAAACTTTCACAGAACAACAGAGGGAGATTGTAGCTCGTAAGATGGGCTATGATGGCCCTATGCAGATGTTTGATGAATATCTAGCATCCACTCCTGCTGACGCTACTAAGTATGCTGCCATCACTTCTAAATATGTGACTAAGATGGCTACTGGCGGCTTGGCTCAGATTGATAATAGCACTACAGACCAACCCCCAGTAACCGATGGTTCTGATGCTACCCCTGTTACACCAACAGCCACAGTTGTTATCCCTGCTACAACAACACCTACTGAGGGTATGCAGCCTACAGCAACTACAGCAGCTACAGCAGCCCCCGTAACAGCAGCAACCACCGCCCCTACCGAAGTTAAAACTGTAGCAGCACCCACGCCTGTACAAGGTACGGAGATCGCTGCCACTACATCACAGGCCGCTGTTCAAGCAGAGCTAGATAAGACAAAGGCTGTACAAGGTACAGTGTCTGAAAAAGGACAAGCTACGGCTGCTACAGTAGAACCAACATCTACTGCTGTTAGTGGTATCCAAGCAGCGCAAGGTACTGCTGCCCAAACCGTAGCCCCAGTAGAAAGAACTATTCAAGCCGGTGAACTGGTTAGTGGCACTGCTGTTGATCAAGCTAAGGTGAGTGAGGCACTAGCGCAGAATGTAGCAGCACAAGGCACTGTCACTGAAGACATGACCACCTCTGGTCAGCTTAATAAGCTGATGGCATCGTTTGATGCTGGCGCTCCTCCTCCGTGGGCAGCAGCGTCAATGCGCTCTGTTACAGCACAGCTTGCAGCTAGAGGATTGGGAGCTTCCAGCTTGGCTGGACAAGCCATCATTCAAGCCGCCCTTGAATCAGCAGTTCCTATTGCTAACGCTGACGCTAAAGTGTACACAGAGATGGGCCTAACTAACTTGTCTAACAGACAAGCTATGGCTATTGAAACAGCTAAGCAAAGAGCAGCCTTTCTTGGGCAGGAGTTTGATCAAGGCTTTCAAACAAAGGTATTAAATGCCGCAAAGATTGCTGATGTTGCTAACAAGAACTTTGAAGCTAGTGTAACCATTGCACTAGAGAATTCAAGGCTAGCTAATAGCATGAACATTGCCAACCTATCGGCAAAGAATGCTCTTGTTCTAGCTGATGCCGCACAGATTGCTACGTTGGAAACAGCCAACCTGAATAATAGACAGCAAGTGGCTGTAGAGAATGCTAAAGCTTTCTTGGCTATGGATTTGAAGAATACAGACATTGCCAGCCAAACTAATCTAATCAAGGCACAGACAATTGCTAACACCATTGTTAGTGATACTGCTGCACAGAATGCAGCTAAGGCTACTAACGCATCTAATGCTTTGGAAGCAGATAAGATTAATGCTACTCTTGCTCTCACCGCTTCTCAGTATAACGCCTCTGAACAGAACAAAGTATTAACTGCTAATAACTTGGCTGTTAATGAGATTGCTAAGTTTAACGCTAGCGAGACAAACAAGCGAGAAGAGTTTAATGCTACAATGTCTAATCAAATTAATGTTGCTAACGCTAAACTGCTGGCTGATATTTCCACTGCTAACACAAGAGAAACAAATGCAGCTAACGCTGTGAATGCAAAGAATGCTACAGACCTGTCGGCATCCACTTACTCTCAGCAGATGCAGACCTATCGTGATTTGTTGGAACTCTCCTATAAAGCAGGAGAGAACGATAAGGATAGGTTAACTCAGATAGCAACAGCCACTATCACTGCCAATGCAAGTAAGACAGCAGCAGAAATTAAAGCAAATGGCGACAGTGCTGCTGCTTGGGGTAAGCTTGCTTTTGATGTTTATAAAGCTTGGGGCTTCTAAATTATGCAACAGATTAAAAACTATTTCAAGAAGATTGAAGCTGTCTTGGAGAAGAGAAAGTTTTCTCCTAAGAAGAAATCATCTAAGTCTAAGGGACTACTGGCTGCTCCTTCTTCTGTAGCAAAGACAGAGAAAGAAGACCCAACACTTAAGATGGTGGCAGACTACATCGAAGGCATTAGAGAAACAAGACAGGAGATCCTAGATGGCAACAAATGAACTAACTGCTGGACAGGTATTACAACCTATTCCAGCCGGTATCTCTTGGACTGCTCCAGATAAAAGCAGAGCATGGCAGAATCCTCCTAAGTTTACAAAGCTTTCTGATGTAGCTAATAACTACGTTACTATGCTGTCTTCTAAGCAGATGGCTAACAGTGTGTTGGATGCTCTGGATACTAAGGCTCCTCTAGCTTCTTTGGCTGAGGCCATTATGCTTAGTGGTGTACAGAAGGGCGCTCATACTTTGGATACTGGTATCCTTGTTATGCCCATCATTATTGAGATGTTGAAGACAGTGGCTATGCTACACGACATCAAAACTGTTACATATTCTGAGGAATATGATGACATGCGTGTTATACCTACTAGAGCAGTTAAGATGGCTCTGGCTAGTAAGATGGAAATGCCAACAGAAGATATGTCTTCTCTCCCTGCTCCAGAACCTAAGGCAGGACTAATGCAGCGCAAAACTAAAGTAGAGGCTTAACATGGATTTTGATTGGACATCTTTCGGTACTGGTTTTGCTAAAGCTGCCAGCGAGAACTTCTCTAAGGAAGAAGAGGATGCAAAGGCATTAGCTGCTGCTCATGTTAAATCTATGTACGATAACTACGCAACCGTAGTAAAAGAAAATAGAACACTCTCTAATGACATCAAAGAGAAAATCAATGTTATCAAAGGCTTTGCTCCTAACGCCTCAGACGATCAGTTGGTAGCACTGGCTAAGGATAGAGGCATCCTAGATATGCTGTCTACTAGACTCAAAGAGAAAGACTTTGATCCAACAGGCTTTGATATTAATAACTTTGTTAAGGTGGCTAAGTCTGATTCGCCTCTGTCGGCTGAATCACGGATTGATCAACTCTTCACTATCCCATCTGCTATTAACTCAGCTTCCTCTGGGTTTAAATCTATTACTCCTGAGGGTGAAGTTAAAGAAGGCCCAAGCTTCCTGTCCAACTTCTCTCTTACTGATATGGCTAAGCGCGGTGCAGAGAAGCAAGCTAAGACCAGTGCTGAACAAACTGCTGCTGCCTTGGGTGTTCCTTTGGATAAACTACAGGGAGCAATGGGATACAGAAGAGGTACATCTGCATCAGGCGCAGAGTACGATTTGGTTGCACTGAAACCCGGTAAGACTTTGGAGCAGAGCATTGATGATGCTGCTGTTAAGTTGGCTGCTGCTCAGAAGAAAGGCGATCCAAAGGACATCGAACTGGCTAAGGCTAATGTTGAAAACCTAACTTCTGTTAAACAATCGCTGAGCGATCCTCAGCAGAAGTGGCTTAACAAAGTTGCTACGCTTAAAGATAAGCAGCTTAACGGCACTACAACAGAAAAGGCTGATGCCACTAAGCAGCTAGATGCTCTCTATGCAGAAGAGAAGAGAGCCGCCGAAGCTAAGCAAATGCCTAAAGAGAAGAGAGACAATCTCATTGCCGAGTATGAAACAAAGGCGGCTAATGGTGATAAAGAAGCTCTGGCTTGGCTGCTGAATGAAGCTGGTGTTCAGGCTAAAGTATCTGAGGCTAAGCAGACAACTACACAACAGCGTGACAATTATCTTGCCGACTTAGACCTTACGGCTAAGGGACAGCGTGGTACACCAGCAGATCAAGAAGCGGCTAAGGCAAAGCTTGTTGAGATGAAGAAGCTTGATAAGCTTGTTGCAGAAGCTGGGCAGACTGATACACAGGCGAGAGAGAATAGGCTTGCTGCGTTGAGAACCAAAGCAGATGGTGGTGATCTTGAAGCTAAGAATGAACTGCTGCAAGTGGCGGCTATTGATAAAGCCATTACAGAAGCTAAAGAAACCCCTGCTCAACAGCTTACTAACAAGAAGGCTGAGCTAACCAGTAAAGCTGCTGCCGGTGACAAAGCTGCTGAGAAGGAGTTACAGACATTCTTCGCTATAGAGGGACAAGAAGCCCGCGCTAAAGAAGGAGATGTTGCACAGCGAAACAATCGCCTTGCGGTTTTGCAAACTACCATCACTACTTCTAAGGATCCGAAGGAAGTTGCAACAGCCAAAACACAGATGGCTAAGGAACTTAAGCTCATTGCTGACGAAGCTAGAGCTAGACATGTACCTCCATCTGCTTCAGATAAAGTGCCAAGCTTGGGAGCCTTGAATAGCTTTGTTGCTGTTAGCGTTGCTCAGGCAGTGCAGAATACGCATGGCAATTTGAAGAACGATATGGCTATCGTGAGTAAGCCTAATGGTGATGGAACATTCTATCAGGACTACGACTACATTGGAACTGATCCAGAACTAAGAAAACAAGTTACAGCTACTAAAGCTGCGGCTGCTAAAAAAGCGTTGTCTGTATATACAGATAATAATGGCGCACCGCTAGATAGAAATGTTCAGGCTGTTATGAATGTCTGGACAGGCTCTGCCACACCACCAGCAAAAGCAGGTGGACTAGGGTCTAGATCAGAGGCTGCACCAGCACCAGCACCAGCAGCAGCGGCAGCGGCTACTTCTAACACCACCACTACAGGATCTGGAGCCAGCACTGTAGTCATTGTCACTGACAAGGAAGGAAAGCAATTTAAATTTGAAGGTGCAGATGCAGCTAGAAGAGCCGCAGGGTTCAAGGAAGCAAAAGGACTTAAATAATGGATGATGAGGAACTAGCTAAGAAATTTGGTGGATCCCTTGTTACTCCACAGATTTCCCCCGGAAGACAGCAGCGTACCCCTGCTTTGTATAGCTCTGAAGAATTAGCAAAGAAGTTTGGGGGAACACCTGTTGCTGCCTCTACAGAGGGCGCTGCTGCCATTTCTGAAGCCCCCGCTGTACCTCCCCCACTAGTTACAAAAAGAAGCGCTGCTGCAAAGGCTCTGACAGGTGAGCAAGAGATGCCCACTGCTGCGGCCTCTGCTGGCCTCACAGAGTTTGGTAGTAAAGATCTTACGGAGTATGTTCCAAAAGAAAAGCCCAAGGCCGCTGAGATTTCTGTCGCTGAACTATCTAGCAATCCAGACAATTACAAAACAATTCTTGACTTCAGCAAAGCTAGATATAACCGTGTACCAGCTAAGGGAGAAACAAAAGAAGAGTTTGTAGCTAAGTTTCTCACGGATATGAGGAACGATGACTTCAATACGCTTAACTTAATTTCTTCCCTCAACTACATGCGTAATGCTAAGCCAGAGGATGCTGCTAAGACAGCAATGGCTAAGGCACTGTATGAGAAGACAGCTTCTCCCTTTGATGTCAGAGGTGGGGGACAGAAAGGCATCAGTCCTTACACAGATGTATTGATGGCACTGGCTACAGATCCTGTTAATTATTTCGGTGGCATCACCGGCTTCTTTGGCAAGCAAGCACTTAAAGCTGGTGTACGCCGAGAAGCTGCTGTGCTGGCTGGAGAACAGGTGGCAAAGACGGGGCTTGCTAAAGCTGTCACTGCTACACCCGCTAAAGTTGTAACTACCGCCACTGTTGGAGAGGGTGCTATTGGTGTTGGACAGAATGTTCTTCAGCAGAGAATGGGACAAGAACAACAAAAAGCATTAGGCCAAGAAGTGGAAGACTTGTCTGCTTCTCAAATGGCTGTCGCTGCCATCTTCTCTACAGCCTTTGGCTATGTTGGCGCTAAAGGAACAATGAAGACTTATGGTAAGTCAGGAGCAGACGAACTAAACGATCTGATGCAGAAGGCTAAAACACAAGCTCCTGTTACTAACCCCAATGCTCCCATCACCCCAGTAGAAAGAAGGCTGGCAGATCCTGTAGCTGCTCAGATGAATCTGGAAGCTGAAGAGTTTATGAAGAGAGAGGGTGCTAGGATATTAGATGAAGTGTCCCCAGCCACGCCTCTGATGGATGCAAAGATTGCTAACGACATGTCAGCTAGGGCTGTTCGTGTTGCCCGACATATCATTGAGAATGATCCAGCGTTTCAGCTTGGGCCAAATGAGAAAATAAGCACAGCTATTTCTAGTGTTTTTTCTAAACTAGATTCAGGTGAGATTAATGACGCTGTGCTGGAGCAAGCCATCAATGCAGCAGGACTAACTCCTAGAGAGTTTGCTCAGGCTAATAAGCTTACAGTGACAGAGGCTGCTTCTATTATGCAGCAATACTCTGTTGCTTCAAGAGCCATGAACAAGCTCAAGGAAATTGATCCTGAGTTTAAGAAGATGGCTGATGAATTGTTTGGTAAGCCTGATGAATACACATCAACAATGGGTTGGGTAGGTAAAGCAGTCAGTAGAGTAGAAAGAGAAAGTAAAGCTTTTGTTGTTAGCGGAATAGGAACCACTGTTCGAAATGTGCTTGGCACTATGCCTGTTCTTACTTATACATCTGCTGCCTCTGTCATTGAAGGAACTCTTTATACAGCAGGTAAGGTGCTGTCTGATGGTGCTTCAGGGCAGCGTCTGCAAACCCTCAAGCGGGGTATGGCTGACACAATGAAGGATGCATTTTCTGTCTATGGCTATCTAGCTAAGACAGACTTGTCTGATGAAGTTACAAATGCTTTGCTTGAGCATAACCCCTCTATTAGAAACAACATCTTAAGTGCCACCCAAGAAAACGGCACTAATGAGTTGTCTCAAGTTGCACAACTATTTAACAGCTTGAATGCTACGCAAGATGCATGGTTTAGGAAAGCCATCTTTAATGCTTCTGTAGAAAAGAATGCAAGAAGGGCAGGACTAGATCCATTCCTTGTTATGGCAGAGGGTAAGTCTGTTCCTGCTTCTATTCTTCAAAAGTCTGCCGATGATGCGTTGAAAGCTACATTCTCTTACCAGCCTAAAGTGCAAGCTAAAGGATTTAGTACGTTAGAGTCTGGTGCTGAAACCACTGCTAACTATTTCATTAAGGCTGCTGAAGTTCCGGGAGGTAGCTTGTTTGCTACATTCCCTCGCTTTATGAGCAATGCAATTGCATTTCAATATAGGTACAGTGTGCTAGGTGCGGCTAGTGGAGCAGAGGCTATGCTGCGCGGTGGCGCTATGGAAGCAGCCGGTGATGCTGCTGGTGCTGGCCTGAAGCGTCAAGGACAAGAGAACCTAGCTAAGGGTGTTGTAGGAACTGCTGCATTGGCAGCGGCCTATGATTACCGCATGAATAATCAAGACAGCACTTGGGGAGAAATAAAGAAGGACGATGGATCCACTGTGGACATGCGGGCCATCTTTCCTATTGGCCCATTACTGGCTGTAGCTGATGTAATAGCTAAGGTAAAGCTTGGTGAGAAGCCCGACACTGCCGGTGCTTTGGAAGCCGTGGTGGGTATGAAGATGCCAGCAGGTACGCAAAGCCAATTCCTAGATCAGTTGTTTGCTGCTTTCTCTTCCGAGAAAGATGCAGATAAGATGGAGATTGCTGTAGGTAAAGTGTTAGGCGACTTCACTGCCCGCTTCTCTGCCCCGTTTGTGTTCAAGAGTGGATATGAATTCTTAGACTTGTTTAGAGAACAAGGCAATATCCAACGCGATCCAAATGTTATAACTGCCGCTACCACTGCTGGAAGAATTGCTGAGGCCGCTACTAACAGAGTGCAGGGTAAGCTTCCTATCTTGAAAGAAAACCTACCTGAAGCCGTGCCTCGCCTTAGAGAAGGGCCAGTTGTTAAGGAAGGTGAATTCTTTAATAGCTTGGTTGGCATTAGAGAGATACCAAAGAAATCCCCAGCAGAGCAAGAGATTGTCAATGTTAATGCGGATCCATTTAAAGTATACGGCGGCAGCAGCGGAAACAAAGTTTATGACAGGGCTTTCATTGAACAAGTTAACCCACGCGCTATTGCTTATGTCGAGAAGCTTATTGAGAAGGATAACTATAAGAGCTTGTCCTTAGCAGAGAAGAGAGAGAAAGTACAGGCTGTTCTGTCTAGAGCAACGGAAGTAGCTACACTACAGACACAAGCGCACTTTATGAAAACTCCTGAAGGCAGAACAATGCTGAACAAGATGGAGTTTGATAAGCTCACTGCTGATGATCGCAAGATTATTAATGAGCGCTATGCTAAGGAACACAACGGAGTCACTTTGGAAGAAGCTAATGACTACGATAGAGTGAAGGCTTACAAAGCTAAGCTGGCTAATGTGAAGAATTGATAGGGGATATCTTTGCTACCAATTAATAAACTAGTTACCCCTCTCGCGGAAGAGGTAGGTACAGATGTGCTTAAAAAAGAGGCAGGTACTATAGCTTCTAAAGTTGTTAAGCCAACTCCCCTTATATCTAAAACAACTGCATCAATCACTAAAAAACAACTGGAGCAGGAAGCTGCCTCTGCTGTTGATGATGTCTTGGGTATTGTTGCTAAACCAATACCAGCAGTAGAGCAGACAGCGACAGCACTGGCTAAGAAGAAACCCGCTGCTGTTGTTCCAGACATTCCCCTTTCATCCACTAAGCGCCCTGTCTTTCAGCCTACATCTACTTCTAAGGTGGTAAAAGACGAAGGGCCATACCTTGGTGAGGTGGAAAGAGAAGGACGCTTTGTAGACAATGGAGAGCCTATTGTTGCTAAGCAGGAAGCTGCACCAGCACCTACACCACCCGCAGAAGAAGTGCCTGTGTGGAAACAACAATACGATTTGTATAAGAAGTACGAAGCAGCAGGAGAAGATGTTGGTGACTTTGATCCCGACACACCTTTCTCTTGGAACAACCCTGAAAAGCAAACAGTAGCAGCGCCAGCAAGACCGCCAGCAGAGCCAGTTATTCCTGAAGCTAAAGTTATTCAGGGTAATTTAGACGCTACTAGTTTTGCTAGGAATGGGCCAACCTCTAGAAAGCAAGTGCTGTCCACTATCAGGGAGATGAGGACGGATGCTTTTGATGGGCTTATTAATCTTCCTAAAGTAAAAGAACTACCAGATGCTGAAGATGTAATGGCAGTGGTGCAGGGAGATTTTCGTCTTAAAGAAGGCAGAGAGATTAATCTTTCTAGTCCTAAGGATGTAGCCATTGCGGAAGACATGGCTACCGCAGCACAGAAAAGACTTGATGCTTTGCGTGTGGAGTATAAAGATACGCCACCTATCAAACTCTATCATGGCAAAGATGCCTCATGGAATGAAGCACCTACCAATAGATTTATAACAGGCTTTGAAGATCCGCAGAAGTTTAGTAAGTATCACAGTGAATTAGAAGTGGGCGGCACATCTTTCACCAGAGATCTTAACCTCAATTTTGAAACACCATCTTTTGGTGGGACAAATCCCGACAAGTTCTTATACACCGAAATGCCGTATGCTGATTACATGTTTAAAAGAATTAACATGACACCGACAGCATATGAAGATAAGAATTTAAATATCATTGCTCAATCAATTAATGGATCTGACAGGGTAGTTAGACCTGTTAGCATACCTAGATCTGCTTCGTTTAAAGAAACAGAGGATATGATTACGGAGACAGACAAACTTCGTCCCGAAGGAAAAGGTACGGGAAGTCAGCTTGAAGTTAAATCAGGAAAGAATGAAGTGGCTGATAAGGCTGCTGGTTTCTTGGAAAGAAGAAAACAAGAAGACAAGATAAAAGAAAACATCGTTTCTTTGGCTGGGGACTTGAACACAGAGAAAGGTGTTGTTGCTGCTAACAAGATTTATACTGAGCTAAAAAATCTTCTCAACAACTATCTAGATAAAGCTAACTTGACTTCCACTAAGGAAGGGATGGGCCAGCGATATCACAAAGAGCTTTCTAATCTCGGCGTTATCAGAGGGGAGAAAGATCTTGTGACTACAGATTCAATGCTTAAAACAGTAAGCACTATCTTGGAAAAGCAAGGGTCTAAAGAAAAAGCATCCTTACTCAGGTCTTTGAGAACTGAGTTAAGAGTGCTAGAACAGGACTACAGAACAGACGCGCAAGTACAAGTGCAGTCTGTCAACAAGGTTAGAGAGCTAACCCGCAAGTTTGCTAAAGGCGGGCTAGCTGCTAGATAGAGCTAGTCTTTAACAAACCAGACAAGCCATGCTATTAGCAGGAATATCACTATTGTAAATAGTGTAGGCGATAGTACCAGCCACCAAGACCAATCAATAACATTGAAGAGTTTGGCCCCGACAAAAATCAGTGTAAGCAGATTGAAGAAGTTAAGATTGATAGTCATATTATTTCCTTGAGATGGTGGTTTGCCCTATTGGAATTGAACCAATGACCTACAGCTTAGAAGGCTGTTGCTCTATCCAACTGAGCTAAGGACAAGTATGGTTCCGGTTGACGGGCTTGAACCGCCGACCTACCGCTTACAAGGCGGTTGCTCTACCACTGAGCTAAACCGGAAGATCTTACAGTCCCTGTTTCAGGGCGTAGATATTTTCGAAGTAGCCCCTATCGAAGCCACGCTGCCACTCCTTGCCCTGCACTGTGTCAGGATCGTATTGGTTGGCAAGCCAGCCTTTGTAAAAGGCATTCCTTCCTTGATCAAACTGGATCCGCAGAGGGGGAGTTCGTTCAGGTTTGATAGTCATGGTTTCTCCTTTAGTTGACTTATCTTAATGTTGTAACAGTCGCTCTTCACAGTGTAACCGTTAGCTGGATCCACTGTACCTTTCTGCATGAAGACAGCATCTTTCATGTACTGGTCTTTATTATACACACCTAAGTACCAGCCCACAGAGAAGTCATTCTTCACACGCACAAAGGCGTAGTAGTCACAGTCTTGCTTTGTGTTGAGAGCAGCAATAGAGCAGTCGTAAGTAGGCAGAGGGACATAGCCCGTCTGCTTAGTCTTTACATCCACCTTAGTGCCATCAGGTAACACAAGATCGTAGTCGTAGGTGTTGAATAGTTCACCACCTAAGACCTGCTGGGCAATAGCCTCACCAATGAAGCCAGCAATATTGCCAGCTCCTCTGATGATGCTATTGCGTAACTGTCCCATCTCAGCAGCCTTGTCTCTGGCCTCGACCAGCATGGCTGGAGATATGACTACCTCTATCATCTGATGGGGCAAGCGCCAGTGGCACACTCGTCATCAAGGCCAATGGCGGCTTCAGCGACTTGCGTGATGAGGCGGGTAGAGGCAACCAAAGCATCGTATTGCTCTTCAGTAATTTCTTCCAGCGGGGCTTGTTTAAAGCCATGCTCACTGTGCAGCAGGAAAGACAGACTCTTGTGTGAGTGCTTGTAGTGCTTCTTCAGATACTTCTTGATTTCAGGAAGCTCTTCCTTCTTGTAGTAGACAGTGCAGCTAACGCTGTTGTCACTCCAATTTTCCTGCAACCAGCGAACAGTATCAAGCTGATCCAACGCATCCACTTCGCTGGCAAGCGTAGCCACTTCCGAATGACGGAAGGGGAACGACACCACTACAGTGCTGTGGTCAGCAGAGCCATCAAAGTTTTGTTGGTACTCCACAGGATACCCGTGGTCACGGCAGGTCTGAACCAGCGGATGATTGGCACTGATGCGAATGCGTCTTATCATATACCGTGCATATGCTGGATGGCAACCCGGTGTAACACCCGGCAGCAGGGACAGCGTACCGCTAGGCTTGATGGTGGTCAGCTTGATCGACTTGTTAAAGCCGTTCTGAGCGCTGTAGTCCTCGTCAAACTTACGCAGATGGGTGTAGGTATCCTTGAGCCAGCTAAGCTGCTCCTTGGTGCTTTCTAGTACGCCTGTGATGCCAATGCCCATACGCATGTTCTTGTTGACAATGGTTTGGGTGGACTCAAGGTGGCAGGACAAAGCCAAGCTATGCTTGTTGATTCGATATAGCAATGTTGCTACATCTACCAACTCTTCTTTTGAAGTAATGTTTGGCAAGAAGATTTCTGCTAGGCAGCAGGTTTCTTTATCAGCCAAGCTTTGCTCTGCACATGGGTTGTATCCCTGCACATCAGGATCGGGATACTGTGTATCTCCCAAGCGTCCAATCTTGCGGGACAGGCGCAGGTTAATCAGGCCGTAGGGTTCTCCCTTGCCTTCATATCCATCCCAGAAGAATTCATGCAGGTCTTCAATGTCGTTACAGACAACGCTGTTATTTGACATCGCTCTCCATGAGGGAATGTTGCCCATATCCCAGCGCTTAGCCAACAAGAATTCCACATCATCGGGATCGCCAATGGCAATCTGTGCAGAGCGGCGTACATTACCTGCCACCACCACAGCACCGATGATATTCATAATGTCCAAGCAGTCGATAGGACGCAGCTTACGCCCCGCACGGCGGGACAAGATTTCGCTGATCTTACCGATGCCCCACACCAGATCTTCAGGGCCGCTAGCAGTGCCACCAAAGCCCTTGATGGGTGCGCCCTTGCTACGAATAAGCTGTGTGCTGTAGGTGAATGTCTGATTGCCACTGCTGTGAGCGAGGAACGCTGCCTTCAGCGTCTTGCCAAGCAGAGCAACCCATCCTTCACGGCTGTCAGGAACAATGAAGTTGGCATCAGATGTATCTGTGCGAGTAGGTGCTTTGAAGTTAGCATTAACTTCAGGTAGCTTGTCCACATTCTTCTTCTGAATGTTGTAGCCAACACCGCTGCCAAGCATCAACAAATCCATAGCCCAAGTGAAAGGCTCGACAGGTTTATCCACCACAGTGAAAGCACAATTCTGTAGGCTAGCAAGGCCAAGCTTATCCACTGTATTAGTTCCTAGCTGCCACAAGAAGCGACCAGCAACACTACCTTTGAGTTCAAGGAAATGTTTAGTGAGTCGTGCTTGTTCTTCTTCTGTGAAGTTACAGCCTAGCTGGGTATTGGTTGCATCCACTACACGCTTAATGGTGTCAGTGAATTCTTCTGTTGGACTATTGATATCAGTCTCGTTGAGGCGGCGTGAGTAGGTACGCTTGTATGTGAGGTAGCCAACAGATGACCAAGGGGTTTGGATTTCGTTCATAGTTTTCCTGTTTTGAAAGATAAAAAAAGGGAGCCAATGCTCCCATAGGGAAAGTAGTTATACTAGAGTTTAACGCTCATCCCCACTACCCATAATTTTATTACGGGCTTTTCTGTCGGCTAGTTTTGTTAGGTTTGCTGTACAGATTTCCGACAGGCTTAGACCTGCATCATCTGCTACAGCACAGACCATCCACATAACATCGCCAAGTTCTTTCTTCATCAGTTCTTCCATGTTGCTTTCACCTGCTCCATCGCGGATGAGTTTGGCAACAAGGCCCAATACTTCTCCAACTTCTGCTGCCAAATTAAATAGGGCATAGGCTTCGTTAGCACTGTCAATGCGATATGACATTGCTTCTGTCTGATAAAAATCTAAATCCATCTTATTCCTTAAAGAGTGAGGGGAACAAAGATTGTACTACAGTCTGACACTGCGTAGCAATTTCTCTGTGTTCTTTTTGTGTAGCAGCATCACAGCGGATGTCAATGTAATGCAACCAACTACGCAGTGTACCGTTCATGTACATGCGGGACATCATCATACCTTCAGGTAAGATTTTCCTAGCCACTTCCTTAGCAATACCATTTTGTAGTGCTGCCTCGTAGTTTGCTATTGCTGTTTTAATTACTTGAACCTGTGACTCATGCCACATCTTAGACAGTTCTCTATCCTGCACAGGAATACTGTTCTGTCTATTCTTACTATCTTGCAACCTGACTTCGGAGAAGTCGTAGTCGTGGACAGCAGTGTAGCGTTGGCTTAGTTCTTGAAAGCTAAAGCTTCTGTGTCTTAAGATTTGTCTGGCTATGTCTCTGGTGGTTTCAATTTCCATGCAGATGTTAACCATCTCAAACGGTGACCAGTGTTTGTTATCAATCAAATACTTGAGAAGTTTGGGTGCTGTTTCTTTGTTGTCTTGATTCTCTGGATTGGAAACCCTCGCCATGTAAGCGACAAGGGTTTCCGCATCAGGAGTAGACCAAATTAGTTTTACTCCACTCATTGAGTATTACTCAGCCCACTCATTCCAAACATTGGCAGTGAGGTTCCAGAAGTAATCAGAAGCTGCTTCTTCACCCATGTAAAGGGTTAGCATCTGTGATGCTGCGTGTGCAAGTTCAGCACACTTTCCTTCTTCATCGTCCGCTTCCAATGCGTAATACTCGTAGCAGGTTTTCAACTCTGCAATGACAGCAGCATAAGGATCTTCTTCCACTTCCTCTTCCTCTTCTTCCTCATCCCAATCCCAAGACCACTCAGCTTCTTCCTCTTCTTCTTCTTCAACAGCATGCTGTTGAGCAATGTAGTTTTGCAACATGGCAATGAAGCCCATGTTAATCAATTCAACTTTGGATTCATCATCCATCTCCAAACTGACGATAGCACCACCGTCTTCAAGTTCTTCAAGGTGTGTACAAGTAATGTTCATTTTGATTTCCTTTTAAGTTTCTCACTAAGAGTTTTTACCTTATGGCAATCCAGACACAATATCTGAAAGCCTACCACTTCACAGTACATATTCTCAATGTACTTATCCCAACTAACAAACCCGACATCTGGATCCACTACAGGATGGATATGATCTACCTGTACATCATTAGCTACAAACTCTCCAGTGCATGCAGCGCATCTGTAATGCTGTGCTAACTTACCTGTCTTCTTATTTTCTTTTCTTCCTATCAGAGCATCCCTTAGTGCTGCATACTTAGGAGGCCACCTACGCGAGGCAGACCTCAGGGCTGATGTTACGAAGCTTCGATACCTAGCCTCTGTCCACTCACCACCATTACGGGGTTTGATGGTTTGTTTCTTAGAAGCCATCGGTATCTATAGTCCCATCTTGTCAAGCTTGTTGACAATAAGCTGGGCATACCCAGCAATGTCTTGCCAGCTATCCTTGTAGAAAGGATCGCCGTTAACAATGCGGGCAATCTTATTAGCAATCATGTCCAAGCTTTCGCGCATATCTTCGTCAGCAGTTGTGGCTGCTCCCAAAGATATGATACGCTTTATCTCTTGGCTGGTGGTTGCTACATTAATGTATTCACCATAGCGATCACCCCGCTGCTGCAATATCTCGCCTACAGAAATCATTGCACCCCTCCTACAGTGGGAGTATTGATATCAAAAGAGCGCAGGTCTTTATCTAGATCAGCAAAGCTGTTGTGATTCATGTCGTAATCAACACCAATAGCATTGTGTGCATAGAACTTATTGCAGTGATCCATAATCTCTGCTGCCACTTCTTCATTGCTTTCCATGAGGGGAACAACAGAGGCCAGCAATACTGCCATGCCAATCATATCGTCCATCGCTTCCTTAGAAATAGTGACAGGGCCAAAGCCACTAATAATAACTTCATATGTTTGATCCCACTCCCCATCTTTTCCCACATGAGGGCGCAAGATAATCGCAACATCATTGGGCTGTAGATCATTCTTGGAATTCCTTTTCATACTGTATCCTTTATTGGTGGTTGCCATAGTTCATCCTCATATCTTCTAAGCCAGAGAAGTCTGGCATTCTCAATAACTCTTTCTTCATTCCCACCATATTGCTCAAGACAAATGGAATACATTTCCATTTCATCTGTTGCTTCTGATAGGAGTTTGTCAGCAGTGATGGGGCCAATCCCTTTTATGCCTATAATATTATCAGCGGAATCCCCTGTTAATATTTGTTTGTAGAATCTATACATACCCTCTTCAGGAGTTATGTTATACCCTACCTTCTTTACAAAATTATAATGCCAGCCAGCTATCTGATCTAAATCTTTATCGACAGAAGCAATGACAAAATTACTTTGCAACTTAGTTGCTTCTATTGCTATAGCATCGTCAGCTTCCTGACCATCAATAATAGTTGCACCCCATTCATCCACCAAATACTTTCGCAATATTGGTAAGTGTTTTGGTTTTGGTGCTGTTCTATTACCTTTATACACAGCAGTGGTTGCTATGTCTAGACGGAAATTATTCTTCCCTGTTAGGTAGAGTTTCCATTCATCGGCATAACAACCACTGTATGTATTATCAACGCCAATCAGTAGGATGTCGGTGAGATAACTACTAAGAGATCTCTTAGCTGTCTTCCCATCGTCATCCTTACAAGCGAATGCTATGCGGTAAGCAATAATGTCAGAGTCAACTAACGCTATCACCTTGCTTTGCATTGTTGTTACTGATTAGGATCTTCCAAGGGAAGCTCCATTTGCAGAGCATCTTCCTTTGACTTAGCCTGTGCTGCCTCAACTTGAGGGATAGCCTGTCGTTGAATCTCATTGATGTGAGGAGCAACGGCCTTGTAAGGCAACTCTCCCAGCCCTGTAAGAGCAGCATTAACGGTATCGATATGCAGGTTTAGTGTGATGTTCATTCCGGTTTCCTTTACAAAATATCTTCGTCATCAAGAGCGGACTCAGTACCGAACTCCACAAGCTCAGTGATTACAAGCTTACCCAAGGACGGACTGATGCCCTTCTTGTTCTTGTAAGACCACTCATATGCACCCACCAAAGCTTTGGATTTACTCCCATTGCCGATGGCTTCTTCAATCAAATCACCGTCTGTATCAAACACCTTGATAGGCGACTGACTCTTGCAGGTAATATACCGGCCCATCTCAGCCTTCTTATCTTCACCAGTTTGAACACTGATACCCATTGCTTCCAAAGCATCACAAGCAGCATCGCTCAGATTGCACAGGTTAAGCTGATACTTACCTGACATATCATTCACTTTGGTATGCTGACACCAGAACACATCAGCTTTAATCTTAACTCGTTTTGACATATCTGCCATACTATTTCCTTTATGAAAAATAAAAACCCACTTGTATCGTCAGTGGCAATCACGCCAGTTGTTGCCGATCTTTCCTTCGGCAGCAACAGGACATCTAAATTTTAACACAAGCCCAGCCTGAGTAGCAGCCTCTTCAATAATCTTCATTGCTTTCTCAGCATCTTCTTTAGCAACTTCCCATTGGGTTTCATCGTGGACAAAGGCAATGAGCTTTGCATTTATTCCATGCAACTTCAACGCTTCGTTACACTCGACCAACCATTGCTTAGCCACAATAGCACCGGCAGATTGCAGTAGGGTATTCAAAGCAGCGTGTGCATTCCTAACCCATACTTTCCTACCATCTAATGCTGGCAGCAAACCATTAGCAGACAACCTAGCAATCTTATCTTTAAGCTTCTTCAATGCTGGGGTGTTATCTAAGAAGTTATCAATAAGCTTCTTTCCTTTTGTTGGTGATACGCCAGCGGTTAAACCAATCTTAGCGGCACCTGCACCATAGAGCATGGCATAGGTCATGGTTTTAGTTTGGTTCCTAAACTTCTTGTGTTCGGGATTGCTATCTTCCTTCACTGTACCCTTTGGCACTAATCCAAAAGCTTGGCAGTTCATCCAATGCACATCACCCTTCAAGAGTTCTTCCTGCCATCTCTCGTCCTGCATGTAATGTGCAAGGCAGCGTAGCTCAATGCCGCTTAGGTCTACACCTACCTGCACATTGCCCTGCTCCACCGTCCACATCTCCCTGCACTCAGCGCCATAGGGCGTATCAGGATTGACTGCTGGCACTTGCCCCATGTTGGGACTGCTATGGGTACAGCGACCCGTCACAGCACCGTTGGTGATGATGCGTCCATGTACCCTGCCATCATCCTCAACAAACTCCATCCAGCTACTGATCTGTGCTGTGCGTTTCTGTAGCATCAGATACTCAGCAACCAGCTTAGCCTCTGGCAGGTCTATGCCTTGCAGCACTGTCTCGTCCACAATGACATTGCCCTTCTCTGTGTGCTTATTAAACTTCACACCCAGCGCAGTCAATCGTTCAGCAATCTGCTGTCTGCTACCAGCATTGAACAGATGTTCTCTCACCTTCATTGGCCCAGCAATGGCTTCCTTTACCAAGGAAGTTTTGTAGCCAGCTTGTCGAAGTAAGGACAAGAGTTCTGTCTTAGTCTCTGCCCTGTATTCTTTCCAATCAGGTGTAACCACTTCCCAATACTGAGGAGTTTTTAGTTCCTCATAGGTGGGCTGAAACACTTCCTGCATCTTTGCTTCAATGTCAGACATGCGCCCAATCAAGTGTGCATGCAGGGACATAGCTTTAGGCATATCCAACTTGAACCCGTTGTCTTCCATCTGCTTACAGATGATGGCAACCCTATGCTCAAGCTCAATACTTTGAGTGCTGAACTTATCTCTGTAAAGTAGAGACATGATGTGGTGATACAGCTTCTCAAGAAGCAGCACATCCTGCTCACAATAAGCAGCCATCTCCTCAGACCAGCCAGCATCATAGTCAGTAAAGTCTATCTTGTGGCTTTTAAGTCTGATGCCCCACGCCTGTAAGCTGTGAGGTGGTGGTACTTTCTGTCCCTCTATGAATGCAATGTCTACATCAGGATTGTGCAGACGCGAGAGGATAAGTGTGTCTATTAAACTGGAACTGGGTATGGTGACATCCCACACCCTCTTGAGTACAGGAGCATCAAAACCAATAATGTTATGACCACATACTTCGTGGCCCTCAAGATATTCCTGTAGCCCATCCTTATTTCTCCAGTGTTTTATCTCCCCATCTTTCGCTGTAACACAGAGCCATATCTGTTTGTGCTTTGTATCGGTTTCGATATCCAAGTAAATCATTTACTTCTTTCATAACAAGGTTTCTTCTTGGGCTTCTATCTCAAACATGCGGCCTGTCTCTTTGTTGTAAAGCAGGTTGCAAGCAGGGCCAGTGATTCCACTGAAGCGGTTCTTCAATACCCTAACCTTGGTGGTGTTTCGTTCCACTAAGTCTTCGGCCTGACCGTTACGCTCTAGTCCAATCACCATATCGCTAAGCTGGGCAATAGCTCCACTACCACGAAGCTGTGCAAGTGATGTAGCTGCGCCTTCCTCATGGCCTACAGTGGCAGGACGCTTGAGATGGCTGACGATTATAAGCGCAATGTTTGTCTCTTGCACAAGCATGCGTAGCTTCGTCATAATTTCATCAAGAGCCTTACGCTCGTCACCACTTTCTTGTGCAGACACAATGATGGAGAGGTGATCTAGGAATACATACTTGCAGGACATGCCCTTTGCTAGGTAGCGTACACGGTTGACAATGTTCTCCACCGCTGTGCTACCGAAGTGATCGAACAAATACAAGCGGCCTGTGCCTAGTGTACGTTCAAATGCATCACGCCTCTGTTCAGGTGTTGCCACCACATCGGGTAGATGCAAAGGTGCATTAGCAGCCAGCGACATTACTGACAAGCCCGTCTTCTTAACGCTCTCCTCTAAGAACATCAGGCCAATGTTGTCGTTTGTTTTCTGAAGCAGATGCCACACAATCTCACGCAGCACTTGACTCTTACCTAACCCACTACCGGCTGTCACTGTTACCAGTTCACCGAAGCGTAGGCCATAGGTTAAGTCGTTCAGTCCTGCCCAAGGGTAGGTGCAGTCTGCTGGTGGCATAGGCTTAGACACCAGTTCCCACATGCTTGTTCCACTAACAATGCCATCGGGTACATACGCCTCAGATCTCCACCACCGCTCTACAAACTTAGCCTCACCATTATCAGCCAGCCAATCGCATGCGTCTTTGTACTCAGGCACAGGCTTGAACAGCTTGCACTTGCTTCCGAACAACTCAGCAACTTCCTTCGCTGCCTTCTGCCCAACAGCATCACCATCAAAGCATACGACAATGGTTTCAAAGCTAGAGATATATTCGTATTGAGCCTTGCAGTCTTTGACAGCAGAGCCAGCACCATTGCGGATAGACACAACAGGATACTTAGATCCTGTCATTTGAAATGCAGCTAGTGCATCAAACTCTCCCTCAACAATGGTGAGATATTTACCACCAGAGGGAAACAGGTTCTGTCCAAACAAGATCCCTTTAGACCAGCTACCCACTGCGCTAAACTTCTTGTCAGATACAGCCCTAACTTTAGCAGCTACAAGCTGACTGTTATCGTCATAGTAGGGGAAGTAATAATTATCTGCTTCGCGGATAACACCGAACTTCTCCATTGTGCTTTTGCTAATGCGCCGATCAGATACACTGACAGCAGCTCCTTCTTTAAATACTTTCAAAGCGGAGGAGACAACTTCAACTTCTTCATCAATCACTATATGTATTTCCTGTTGGTTAGTGGAGGGTGTGAATGTATCGCATACAAAACACTTCGTGCTGTGGTCTTCGTTCATGGCTAAGCCATCGCTACTACCACAAGTAGGGCATGGCAGGTGAGTCTTTATAAACACTTGAGATAATCATCAATGATGCTGCTTGCCGATTCTCCCTTAAGCAGTGGAGTATCCCAAGCACCATCTAGTCCATGCTCTTTTCGATAGGTAGCAGTTAGCATCTGAATGGTATTTAATGCCATGATGAGAAGCTCTTTCTCGGATACCTTCACTCTAAATTCTTTTGAGAACGCTTGAGCTTTCAAGTATATAGCAATGCTATGTAGTGTGTCCTTACCAAAGGATTCTTTGAAGTCTACACTCATCTTGTCTGCTGCTGTATTCAATGCATCGTTCCAGCCTTGCGCGTAGTTTTGTTTGACCAAACCAAGCTGCTTAAAATATTTGTCTCGCAACTCATCACGCTGTGCATGGATGCACTCAGCATGCTGGCAGTGGTAGCTACAACTGTGGTCAATCATGTGTTCGCCTCCTTCAGAAACTCAACATATTGATTAAGACGGACAATCACACTAGGCTCTAGTGCTATCACTTTATTCTCGGAATGATTAACTGCTAACCAGATTTGGTAGCCATCAGTGCTGGCATATACACCATCACCTAAGTAAACTGAATAGGAATCATCTTCAATCATTTGTTTTCTCCATTAATTCTGCGGAATAAAGCGGCAAATTAAACTTTCCATTTATATGGGTGTAGCTGTTTAAGCGCTCATGTTCCTTGCGGATTTTGTTCGTCATAAACTCATCTTCTTGTGCGCTATACCAACCAAAAGGTTCCTGCGCTGGCTGTGGTGGGGCGGTGTAGAGGGGATTCCATGCAGTAATGTCAGCATTTTTTGGTAATTTCTTTCTAAAGTGTGCTGACCCTAACCATTGCCACGCCACAGGCTCTTGCGCTGGCTGCGCCAAAGCTGCGTTGATGGCGGTGATGGCTCCGCATGTTTGAACATGCAGTCCATTTTTATTTTTACCAACTTCTACTAAAGAAAATTCATTTGCCATCAACACCTCAAGCGCCAGCTTCAATGCTTCACGTTCCATTGTTCTTCTCCTTATTCACGTTCTCATCCAGCCAAGCCTGCACTTCGCCACCACTCCACATCTTGCGTAGCATGGTCGGGAATACCACTCGTTCGCGCTTTGGTGGGGCCGCCTCAATCACCCAACGCCCAAATTCGGTTGTGCTATAGATACCGCCGCTGGTGTGATGCACTACGCCAATTTGTGCCAGCCGTTGCATCATCTGCTTGGGTACGTCATAACCTTCGCCGTCATCGCAAGTTTCCGTGAACCGCTCAAGGGCTTTGCGTTCATCGTTCGTCAGCCCTACCCACTCGCGCTGTGGTGGGGTGTGTTCAAGTGCCGCATCCCATGCTCTGTGGCATCCATCTTGAAAATCCTCATTTCCCCAAATTGCGTTTTCGTACCAATCAAGAAACGCCACAGGCTCCTGCGCTGGCTTCTTGCAGGCATCATTAAAACCCTCTGCGTACCCCAAAGCGTAGTCACCGGATGTAGGCTCCTGCGCTGGTTGTGCCAAGGCTGCTTTGATGGCGGTTAATGCTTGTTCGGCTTCTGCGCCGCACCAATCATCGTAGTATGCGGTTGTTGCATTTTCTGCAATTTCTTCCAACGACTTCAGCGCCAGCTTCAATGCTTCACGCTCAGGCTCCTGCAACTTGTCCGCAGCCATCTGCTGCTTGGCTTGATAGCCACTACCCCAATCGCCTTGCCTTGTAGCGAGTTCATCAAAGGCTTCATCTTCAGGTGTCTTCATATAATTATCCACCAAACAATGCCACCTAGTGCAGCGGCTAATAAAACAAAAAGGAATATGGCAAGGACAACTTTAAAGAAGTCGATGAACATATCTCCACCAGCATCAGTATCATCCTCAAACATATCCTCTACTCCAAAATGTTTTTTAATACAGTCAGATGTTTTGTATGGCTCAGTAGTTTCTGCTATTACTGCACACTTCAGCACAATTAGTTTAGCAAACTTTTCCTTATCAAAATATTCGTAGCTTGCGCCCCAGCCATACTCCTCAGTGGTGGTGGCTTGCTCAATTAACTTATCGATGTTCTTCATGTGCATCACTCCTATCATTAAGCCATCTACCAAACTTACTTAGTTCTGGCATTGTCCGATTAAAATCTTTAGCAGCTTGTATGTTAAGGCACTTAACACCATGCTCCATATCTGACAGCAGAGCAGACCAATACTCATCTGCTATTGCTTCACGCTCAGCCGCTGCTACCAACTCGGCAAACTTTTCCAACTTAGTTGGCATACCGTTGGGGTTGTATGTAGGTAATCCAGCCTTGTGAGCAAGTTCTCTGATGTTCATAGCCACCCCAATCCTCTGCCAGCAGCAACAGCAAGGAGAGTACTACCTATAATTATGCTGTCATAAATTCTACAATGTGGAGCAATCCAAACTGTGCCAAGAATCGCTAGAAATTGTATGTCAGTCATGCTTGCTCCTTCGGTTTCTCAAACGAATGCTTGTAAGTTTTAGGCAGCAGCTTGCGGGCCTCAACAATCAAAGCCTTGTCAGGTGGGCCATCGAGCATACGATCAATGATGGAGTAGAGCTTGGGCAGCAATGTCTTTAGGGTGGCGGCATACACACTTAGCTGTGCCTCTTCAAGCGGTGTCATACTTGCTCTCTCGCTTTCAGCATTGCGTCTGCCGCTACATACGCACCTTTTGCGTATACGCTTGCTAATGCATCAGCATTGCTATTTGGATGTGCAATCATTGCTTGCATAGCCAGCCCAGCAAAATGATCCCGTAGGGTCATGTCCTTGGCATAGCCGCCGTTCTTCACCAGCCATGTGGGGTCAATAGGTGTGATGTCTTCTCTCATTACTTGCTCCTTATTGCATGTCAATGTTAGGCAGGATGGTGGATGGCTTGAATATCACACGGTAGTGATAGATGCTAGCCTTGCTTGGCTCCATCTGCTCGACAAAATAAGTTACATTGTCAGACAGCCCAAGGAAGTGTTTCTTATACTGGTCAGGGCCAACTTTGCAGGTGATGGATAGCTCACGATTTTTATCGTAGTTACCCAACGAACACAGCCCTTCCACAGTGAGCATGTACTCACCAGTGATGCCGTTGTAAAACACCACACGGCGTGACACTTCAAAACTATCTGCTGCTTTGGACAGATTTTTAGAGGCAACATTCGCTGCTGAGTCGCAGCCCTGTAGAAGATAAGCTGCTGTCATTAAGACAAGGCCCAGCCCTACCATTCGTGTCTGTTGTTTCATGCTGTCACCTCCACCAATTGTTTTGCCAATGATTCACATTCGTTGATGCAATACTCTAAAGTCTTGACCGTATCGCCATCAAAAGATATCTCTCGGTGCAGCCCTTTGTCATACATTTTTTTATACTTGCCCGACATTAGCTCAGGGTCTTGTGCGTCACCAAGATGGGCGCAGTCGTAGCCCAGCCACCACAGCCCCTCGGATGAGGATGGGTAATCGCGTTCGCTCCCTGCATAAGTTAGGCCGCCATGCACATCGGCAGGAACATCATCGTACCCTTTGCTATGATGTGTATGGCTTGCTGGCACACCAACATAACCGCAACGATGTCCCGCAGGATGAATCACAACTACGGAACGCAAGCCTACTTCTGTTGTCCAATCTTTCTCAACAATAAAACTCATGCTTGCTCCTCTTCTGTTTCAATAACTGTACACACAAGGGTAGGAAACAACTCATCGATCTGACTCACCATCATAAACTCTTTATTGCTTATTTCTGGAATCATAAACATTCCGAAGTAGGCATCAAGCCATTTGCATAGCATCCTTCCTGTTGGGAAGTCTGCATAAAATTCAGCCTTGTCAAACCCATTCTTCTCTGCCCACTTTTGGCACTGATATAAATTCATATGTATTCCTTCTTAATGTTAACTGTAATGCATGTACCTTCAAGAACAATAGCTTCTCCAGCAATAGCTGCTTGCCTACGCATACTTTGCTTTTGAATCTCCATAGACTGTTGGCACTGTGCCTCAGTTTGAAAATATACAACTGCCTGTAAGAAGTTACAATTTGCATTCATACAGGCCCATATCACAGGGATAAATATACTAGCCATAACTACATCCTTTAGTAAATAAATGAAAAGTGGAATAGCAAGAGGGCTTAACTATTATGTACACACAATAGAAACACACTGCCTGTATCACCACGACAACTCCCAGTAGGTGGAAGAAAGAAAGTATTTTCTGCACCACCATCTCTTTATTCTTCTTCAGAATCAAGCAGCAAGTTAAACTTAATAATCTCAAGCACTCCAATAGCCGCAGCCACCGTAATCTTGCCCTCATATTTCTCAATCGCATCTAGGATGTCATCCTCTAGTTGGTGTACTGCAAGAGTTCCTTTGTTGAAGCCACCTTCGATTACTTCCATATCATCTCCTGTTGGTTAAACAAATCCTCGCATTCTCGCCGCCACTGTAGCACCCTTGAGTGTGTGCTTCATGTAGGGAGCAACGCTCTGTGGTGTGGCATGGCCTGTCATAGCCATGATGTTAGGAAGAGGCACTTCTGCCTCTATCATCTCAGTCACTGCTGTCCTTCGCAGATCCATGAGCAGGATGGCTTTGGGTATGCCAGCCCTGTCCATTATTCTACTGCCAATTCTAGCCAATGAGTTAGCACTGTATGGAAGTAGCCCACCCTTCTGATCCCTGATGGTGCTAGGTGCTATGTACTGCTGCCAGCCAAAGTCTTTGTGCTGCTGTGCCAGCATCTCTCGCAGGTTCTCTGATGTAGGCAGGGACACATTAGCCCCACGCTTGCTCTGCTCAAGGGTTAGTGTACCTGTGCCACTGTCGTAGTTGCTCCACTTGAGCAGCCTGACATCTCCTAACCTCTGCCCCCACTCATATGCCATCTGCACTATGAGTCCTACATTACGCAGCCTGAACTCGCTGTATGCCACCGTTAGGAATGCAGCCACATGCTCCTTCTCCCACACCACCTTGCGCTGCTTGTCTGCCCGCTTAAGTATGTGTGTGAATGGGTTGTGTGTGGTGTATCCATTGCGGATGGCGTGGTTGAACAGCAGCTTGTACACAGCTAGGCTGTGGTTGGCTAGGCTCACACTGCTGGTGGCATGGATGTCATAGACACGCTGACACATGGGGGTTAGGATGTCGCACAGCTTAGCCTTAGCCAAGGGTACACCTCCCACCCTATCATGCAACCAGCGTGACAAGTAGTAGTCGTAGTCTGATCGTGTCTTAAACTCAAGCTTTTGATAGCCTAAACTATCCTTATAGTTTATTAACAGATCAGATACAGTGGATGTGCTGGATAAATTCTTTAGACGCTTACGCTCTTCGCGCCACTCATCCAAGATTTTATTCTGTTCATCCGCATACTTGAAAGCAATCTTCCAGTTGTTACCCAGCGACTTACTCTCCACCACCCCTGCCTCAATAGCAGACGATGGTGGATTGTATCGATAGATAACACCAGTTGGTTTATCTTCTCGCATTAGGTAGCGGGGAAGCTTATTCACCTACCATCTCCTCTGCCATACGCTCAGGAATTCGAACAGTTCCCATGTCATACAGCTTTTCAGCCATGTCCAACAACTCATCCCGTTTAGCCAGTGCCTTTAGCCACCGCTTAGGGATGTCCTTGTACCCATACATAGCACCAGCCATCATGCCTGTCACTGCACCCACTGTGTCTGCATCGTGGCCCTTGTTAACAGCATGCACCACAGCATCCTCAAAGCATGTGTTCATGTAGCAGGATTGGGACGCTTGAACATAAGCATGCATGATGGATCCGCTGTTGTCTCTGCCACTGCTACGGATGTTGAAGCTACGCAGTTTGTTGTAGTTGGTGTACATCTTACCCGCCATGCACTCAACAATGAAAGCCGCTGTGTACCGGACAACATCAGGACTACCATGAGTCATCAGCGACACAGCAACACCCTCAGCAACAGCCATACCTACAGTGTCATGGTTGGCTAGCATGATGGGAGCTAGTCGCATGATGGAGCCATTGCCACTGGCCTTAGTGTCTGCGCTGCCAGCATAGGGAAACTCAGATGTCATACGGCTAATAGCACCGGAACAAGTGCGGCCTATGTCAAAGACATAGTTTCGTGTACCGAAGTGTCCACTCTTTTTCCATGTCTTGAAGTTGCTAGCAATCTCAGCAGGATCGAAGCCGCCTTTGCTAATGTAGGCTTCAGCAATGGCAACAGCCATAGCCCCATCATCAGTCCACTCGCCAGCCTCTGTGCTGTGTACACCACCACCTGTCATCTCGCTATGCACACCCTTGATCTCATGGGGACGGAGGAATTCCAGCGGTGCACCTAGTGCATCGCCAACAAACAATCCCATGAACATGCCAATGGCATTGTCTTTAATCATTGGTATTCACTTTCAAATGTTTCAGGTAGCCACGAAGACGGGTGATCTGTGCTGTACGGTAGGCAATGATGGAGTCAGCGTATTCCGCTGCTGTCTCTGCTTCCAGCAGGGAAAGCTCAGCCTCTGCTAGCTCAGCACTCACTGACTCCAACACGGTGATTTGTTTAAATACTTTGCGAATGAATTGATACATGATGTATTTCCTTGAAATAAAAAATAGGAAGCCCTGTCATAAGAGTCGATAGCTATCGCCATTCTCTTTGATAGCAAGGATTCCCGAAAGGTGGGGTACTCGCTGCACTGCGCTTGCTGTATTCCCAGCAGAACTAGGCAGGGCGCAGCATCCGCTTTCCCCCGTAAATCAACTTAATAATCCATTGCACTACGAATGTCACGGATACGCATCTTGAGCAGGGGCTGAAGATCAATCTTGCTTTGCTCAAGGCGGGCAAGTTCCATCTTCAAGGCATGGATGCGGTTGTCAATGTTCTCTTCAACGGTGGGGTTGTGGTCATTGATTTTTGGGCCTACCATTTGTGCCTCAGCAGCGTAAGTCTTTTCTAGATAATTCATTTTGAAATTCCTTTAAGTTAAAAATGGTGGGGTACTCGCTGCACTGTGCCTAGCCGTCAGTTCAAGATCGGGCCTTGCAAGTTTGTCGCACAGCATCCGCTTTCCCCCGAAACCTGCCTAAAAATTAAGCAATTGCTGTCTCGGCAACAGCCCAGCCATGAGGAGCCACCTCTTCTACGGCTGTGCCACAATAGGCATCTGCAATTGTCCACAGTTCGCTGTTGACACGGATCCCCTCAGACACACTGCTGATGGGGCGGGCTTTCCGCATAATGCCAGTGTCACCATGCTTTGTGTTGGCCTTGCTGAGGCTACGAACAAACGCATTACCCCGCACCACCGCTTCCTGAATACGATTGAACACAGTGAATGCATCCATGTAATCGTCTTCGTTACGCTGCACTGCCAATGCATCACGCACCGTCTTCTCTGTGGCATAGGAGCCAAAGGGAACGCTTTCGGAATAGGGCAGGTCTGTGATGATGTCATCAAACATTTTCCAGCGAGTCTGAACACCCTTACGGGCCATGTCAGCAGCATCACCGTAGGACAGCTTGGTGCAGCGCAGCTTTTCGATACGCTCCATCAGCAGAGGCAGCGAGTTAACGGTGCTAGCCAGCATATCTTCGAAGCCGTTGATCGACTTAGCGCTGTGGTACATACGGGATTGGAACCCATCACCAGCAACGATGCCGTTGGAGCAGATGAAGCGGAAACAACCAGCAAACAAACGCACACTGCTGCTACCATCATGGCTGTTGTAGAGAATAATCTCAGGGCGAACATCACCGATGATGTCTTCGGTGTGGTAGGTTTTGGCAAAGCTCAGCATGTGGCTGGAGTGCTGTGCCTCACCCTTGCGGCTCTTCTTCTGAGCAGCTTGCATGGGGAAGTAACCGAAGTCTGCCAACACAGGCAGCAATTGGGCAGTGTTCAGCGAAGCGTAACGCTCTGACAAGCCCTCTGCTTTGGTGCTGCTGAATACAGCAGGAGCCAACTGCTGGATCCGCTCATTGGTCAGAGCAGTGTTGTTGGCATTACGGGAGAAGATGAGATGCTTTTGCATACGAAAGTTCCTTATAGGAGGGTTGAGAAAACGAAATAAAGCGGCGTTAATTTACCACTTTCCACAGGGCTGTCAAGTCCCTGTAGAAAATGTCCTACTATTTCGTAGGGCTATTGGTCTTCTTCACCAGTGGAATCACCGTGGTGAACGCTGATATATGCACCACCTCACCGAACATGTTAGTGCAGTAGCTGTACATGCCATCAATGTGATCGAAGTGCAGCACATAATCTGTGGCTGGCATCTTGATGAAGCTGTTGTTCGGTACTTTGTACAGCAACTCAATCGGTAGCTGTTCGTAGTCGTTGATGTCTATCTCGGTTAGCATGTCATTCCTTTGCGTTAAGTTGTTGGTGACGGTAGATATCTAGCTTTAGCTCTTGCTGACCAGCAGCATATCCCCTGTCGTAGTCTGCTTGAGCCAGTGCCAAATCGCCGAAGCTCACTCTCGCTGCTGCCCTGTAGCCACAGATGAATCCGTATTCGTAGAATGACATGCATCACCCCTCAAACTTGTATGATGCCATCAAACGCTTACCAGCTTTGTTACTGCCGGTATCCACTATAGCCCCATCCACTACAGCAACGGCATGCCTTGTTATTACAACAACATACCTCCCTTTGGGGTGACGCTCTAGGAATGTCTCTAGTGTCATACTCTTTGGACGGAAAGGAACGCTGCGCTTTTCAGACAGCCGCCGCATTCTCTCGCCGTAGTAGGTGACATCGAAAGCACCAGCCATCGTATACACCTTGTCTAGTACATCCCAAGGTGTGCCTCTGCCCCGTGGTCTACCCTCTTGTGCCATGAGTCGCAATGCTACGGGGTAGGGGTAAGCACCTACATTGGCAATCGCTCTCACAGCACAATCATTCTTTTCGACAATGCCGAAGTCGGCGGGTACATATCCAATGGATTTAGGTATGATATACATAAGTTTCCTTTCAGGAATGAGAAGTTAAACGGTTGGTTGGTAGCTTTCGTAAGACCTGATTTTGCTAGCCTTGTCGGTGTGTTTGTAAACAAACTTGATACGAACACCCCGTTGGTGTAGCTCACCACACAGCAGCCCTAAGTCATGGTCTTCCTCTAGGTACACATTATCCCGTAGCTGGTAGCTGCAATCGCTTACACCCTGTGCCAGCCCTAGATTGTCTATGACCTGACGCTTCACCTTACCCCATGAGTGTGCTGGGTCTGAGTACACCATGATGGTGAATGTCTTCATGCATATTCCCCTGCTGTGTTACGCTTCTTGATGGCCTTGTTGATGGCGGGGTACGGAGTAGGCTCCAGCAGCACATCATATCCCAATCGGGCTATCTTAGCCAGTGCTGCCACCGTCAGTGTCTTCGTGCCGCAAAGCTCAGCGAAGAGCAGGGCTTTGTCGCAGATCGGATACGCTGTAGGTACGCCGTAGTTTTCTTTGATGTGAATAGAAATTTGCATAATTACCACCATGAATAATAAAAAACTGCATCACCATCAAGCAAAGCTTGCTTGGCATCTTGAATAAAAGTCTCTGTGTGGATGATGTGAAGATCGTCCCACTCAGAAGTGCCGAAGAAAAACCCCGGTGTATACACCAGTTTACGATTGTCCAGTGCATCCTTGAGCCGATCTAAATCGGCCTGTTCCAGCCTGACATATACACAATTAAAATCAAGCTTATCACCGCCCTTCTCTCTATAGAGAGCCTCCATCCAACCATGTAGGTGGTTGAACTTACGCCAATAGGCTATCTCAACTCGCTCAATATCATCAGACCAGCCATCCATAGTTTGAGTGTCGCCAGCCTCTTTCGCTTTCATCTTGAAAGCATACATATCTAAGCCCATATCAGTGTCCTTTCATGTAGTGCCGTGAATAAACAATATCGCCGTTAAACTCTTCGGGGATTACATAATCCCCAGTGTGGTTGTTGGCATCAATGTAGGCCTCGATGTCAGCCTCTAGCATGTGCCTCTTCTCATGTATGACATGTATCACACATATCTTACCGCCAAAACCGTGGCCTATACTGAAGCTGCCCATCTCCATCTCGCCAAACCACACCATCACAGCAGTGTCTTTGCTCATGTTGTTTCCTTTCAGGAATATTTAACTTCATCCAGTATCTCAAGTGCCTCTTCGAGAGCCTTGATTCCATCCTCTTTGTTACCTTCGGTAACATCGTAAAGAGCAGCGTGGAGTATTTCCCACACAAGATTTTCGGTAATCGTCATATGTTTCCTTTCAGGAACTGTTGCAAAATTGCAACCAGTAACAGTCCTGTCACGGCTGTTACAAGGGCAACTCTTACAGAGACAGAGAGTAAATGTAGCCCACCTTGATGCCATTGGCATTTGGTGCAACCAGCATCGTAGCACTGCGGCTCTTCAGCATGGGCAACTCTGTTGCTGCACTCACAAATGTGCTGTACTTGTAGGGGTTGTATGTAACCCTAGTACCCATCGTCACATACCGCTCTATGACAGCCGGTGCAGTGTCCCCTAGCCATGTGCCACAGACACCAGCATGGACATTCTTACGCTGCTCTCGCAGTACCCGCTGCCGTCCTGCCTCACTCACTTTGTAGGTGCAATCGTATAGCTGCACCTCATGTTTGTGGGCTATCACTCGCCCCTTGTTGACACCCTCAAGGGCTTTGATGGAGAAGCACCGTAGGTGCAGATTGAAATATACAAAAACTCGCATGTTGTTTCCTTTCAGGAATTGATTGCTTCAGCCATTGCATTTTCACTGTCGATTGTCAACTGGTCAAACACCTGTTGCTTCGTGCCTTTGTAGCCCATACCTTTCAAAATTGCATAGCAAGTTTGCCCTTTGGAGGTGAGTCGCATACCCCGCATTTCCAATTTAAGACCTTGTCTTAAAGAGCGAAGACGGAAGGCTTCGATTTGGGACTGTGTCGTTAACATCATAATGTGTTTCCTTTAGGAATAAATCTTTCAGACCGTTTGCTTGATAGAAGCCCTTTAGCCATGTGCCACAGAGCTTCTGAAAGCACCCACCGTCTAGCACCGACCCCAATGCCACTGTGGATGTCCTATGCATATTATCACCATGATATGCTAGCATGAATGGCAGACATTAGCCCGCTGCCACCTAGACCCAGCCTATTTCAGCTTCGCTGTAGTGTTTGGGAAACACCATGCAAAGCATACTGATACCGGAATTAAATTGTTAAAGATCCAATCGAGAGAAGCTACGCTTCACAGCGAGGCTAAGCTCTATAGAGAAAGTACGATAACCCTCTGGAAAGCCCTTTAGGGCTTGCCGCAGTGCTATCTAGCGATAGTGCTATCTATTATGCTGCCACTGCTATGGGAATGATCTTACGATCAAACACAAATCCGCTGTAGTCGTTTTTCGCTTTGCCTTTGGCATAAAGAGCCACAACCACACCCTTATCTTCTAAGTGACGAATGTCACTGTTATCACCACCGATAACCGGCATTCCTCTGTGCATCTTAGGGATAGATGCTACATCACGGAATACTGTGGCAATTCGCATTCCCAATGCCACAGCTTTTTCGACAAAGGGCTGAAAGCCCTGCACCCCGCTGTCGCTGAATGTCAGATCGTAGTTGGAGGGAATAACCTTACGGTTAACATCTTTGGTGTAGTCGTAGAATTGAACATCGGGAAAAGCATCGAAGATGCTTGCATACTCAGTGCCATCGGCATCGGTAAAACCTACGGTTTCCCACCGAATGTCGCTTGTACCATTCAATCGGATCAATGGGGTTTTCCCTTGCTTTGTTGCTTTAGCAACTAGCTGACGAATATTCAAAGCAAGCTGTACCATGAAAGAGCTACGCTCTTCAAAGAACCATATCGTTTTGTTGATTCTGCCCTGAGCCACTGTTGACATAGCACCCCGTCCAGCGGTGAACAAGCATGCCTTGCCACAATCCGCTATCTTAGCCATGCTGCAAGTATTCCACTTTGTGGAAGTGTATGGTGCTAGGTAGAGGATGCCGGTTAAGAAACCGTAGGTTTCACCCTTGACTGTTTTGGCATCGCTGCCGATAGAAAGCAAAGCTTTAGACTTGAACATACCGTGTTTCCTTAAGGAAAGAGTGTGGCAAAATCGCCGTGAGAACCGTACTATAGCAGAACAATAATGACCACAAAGGCCGTGGGGTTATCGCTGTCTTTTCTCATTTTTTGTCTTTCATTTTTTATTAAGAAGAAAGTATTTCCCCTTTTCATACTTAAAAGGGGATACTTTCTTCAAAAAATGAAAGACAAAGATTCGCGTATGATGCGCGCAGATCTTCCTAAATTAATACAATTCTAGACGCCATCAGAGATGGCATAAGAATTGTCTCAATTAATTTAGGAAGCGTGTACGAGGTAGATTGTTGGCGGTCTGCGTTATCCACAGAAGCTGCACTTTTTGTTGGCGAGCTTTTCTGTGGTGGATAAGCTGTGGATAACTTCGATAATGCTGTCGATTTATACAGCACTGGATAGCACTGGCTTTCTGTACAGCATAACTGTCGATTTGTACAGCACTGGATAGTCGCTGGGTTTTAGTACAGTGTACAGACTGCCGGTATATTCTATATACCGCCTCGCCAAAGGTGGCGGTGTGCTTAAAAAAGAGGCAGTTTCCAACTAAAGTTTGGTTCTGAGCTGATTCCGAATCAGAATGCATTCTTATGTAACCCATTGAATTCATTAGGTATTTGGTATTCAAGGTGAATTTAGGTATCCTCAAAAGAATCACCTGACTTCATTGAATTCAAAAGACAATTAATTCAGCGCAGTCGCAGCCGTAGGTGCAGCCCTACGCAGCCCTGCGCGGCGGCGCGAGCGCGACTGAGCGGGGGCGGGCGTGGGCCACCGGGGGGTATGGCGCTATTTGTGTATGGCCTAGCCCACAGAAGGGGATTTTAAGATTAGCAACTATAGTTGGAGAGCTACACAGTCTAATCAGCTAAAAACAAGGCACAGGCTACCTAGCCCTTGGCTATTGGAGAAAGAGGCTGTAAAGACCGATGCAGTGCCTTGCTGAGGCAACGGTAATGGAAAGCCATCTCGACAGAGCAAGCACTTCCAACAACAATCCATTTGTGGTACATTAGCAGATAGTGTGTTGTCTATCAGCTACTGCTGCCTAAAAATTAAGCAGATAGTACTAGTGTTGTTTCTTTGCAACATATGTACATTGTCAGTTGCTTTGTGCTATCATCTGTGTCATACCTCCATCTGTGGGGGGTAGGGGGGTTATGAAGATCTTCACAGATGCTGATAGCAACATAAGCGTTAATAGCGATAAAGCAGATTAGATCTTCTTACTTTACTTATCTCTAAACTCTTTATCTTGGCTATATAGTAATGATTCCTCTACTTAGTAGCTAATGTATACTTAAGCTATAATTTTACTATATAAGCAATTTTTATGCCAATTAAAGCATCAATGCTATAATCCCACAATATGAAACAAACAGTGAGTGATTATTCTTTTTTGTTAAAAACAAAAGAGCAATTGGATGCTAAAGGATTGTTATCTTCTCCACCCTACTCGGTGATGTCAGAGATCTATATAGCTATGCACAACGATAAATTAGAAACAGTGCATATCCCTCACAGTGATGTTTACTTTGTTAGAACTGCTTTAGAGAAGCGCACAGGTTATTGGTTTCCTCTTGATGCTGTTGAATATGCAATGAAGCAAGAGGGTTGGAATGATAGGAAAGGCACTAGTAGGTTTTCTACTAGCGAATAACAAATGGAAATTAAAAGAGGATCAGAAACATTCAGCGGGTATAATAAACCTAAAGCTACCCCATCGCATCCCACTAAGAGTCATGTTGTGTTGGCTAAAGAAGGGGACAAGGTTAAGCTTATTCGTTTTGGACAGCAGGGTGTCAAAGGTGCTGGAGCGCATCCAACCACCGAGAAAGAGAAAGCAAGGCAGAAGAGCTTCAAAGCTAGACATGCCAAAGACATTGCCATTGGAAAGATGTCAGCGGGATATTGGTCTGATAAAATAAAGTGGTAGACAAACCAAAGTGGTAGTGATATAACTACTATATGGAAATAACTAAAGGCTCAGACAATAGATGGTATAAACCCTGCCCTACCTGTGGAGTAATGCAGAGTTACTTGCGTAAGAATTATGCCGAAGGATCATTAAAAGCAAATAAAGAATGCAAAGCTTGCTCAAATAAAAAAGTTGATAATTGTCATAGAGGCTGGCATAGAGGCATAAGAGTCTCTTGGTTTAATAAATTTAAAATAGGAGCCGAGGTACGGGGGCTTGAATGGAAAATTAACTTAGATGATTTAGCTGATCTGTATGAGAAACAAAATTATCGTTGTGCTTTAACAGATGTAAATATTGTTTTCCCTGAAGTGGGCCACCCACAGGAAGCCTTAGCTTCTATTGATAGGATAGACAGTAAAATTGGATACATAAAAGAAAATATTCAATTAGTTACTAAACAAGTGAACATGATGAAGCAATCGTATGACCAAGAATTTTTTATATCTACTTGTGTAGCGGTAGCTATAAAAACTAAAAGAGTGATATAACTAAGAGTAGTTTTTAAAGGAACACGAAATATGGCAACACAGACAGCGGCAGAGAAGGTGGCAATGTACAGAGAGAAAGCAAAGGATGCTTCTTTGCCTCAGGATGTTCGCAATGCTTATTTGGACAAAGCCACTGCGCTGGAAGCCAAAGCCTACGAAGAAACCAAGGCTGGCACTACCAAATCTAACACCCCTCCGAAAGAGACATACGCTAAGGGTGGACTCACTCCTCGTTGGTTGAAACCAATGAAGATGAATAAAGGCGGCTATGTCAATTGTGGGGCTTCGGTTCCTCCTGCTCAGAAAGGCAAGAAATAAAATGGCTACTAAGAAAATTGTTGAAGGTAAAGAAACCTATGCTTCCAAGGGTGCAATGATGAAGCATGAGAAGAAAGAGCCGATGAAGAAAGAGAAGCAAGAAGAGATGGCATATGCTAAAGGCGGTGCTGTCAAGAAAGGTGCTAAGACACCCGCTGTTGCTCTCATCATCGGTATGGGCAAGCCTAAGGGTAAAACCATGATGAACAAAGGTGGCATGGCTAAGGGAAAGAAATGCTAACATGGCTACGAAACTTTCTAAAAAGCAAACTGCCAAAGTGGGTAAAGTGATGCATGAGTTTAAGGGCAAGTCTTTGCATAGTGGCAAAGGTGGCCCTGTTGTTAAGAACCCCAAGCAAGCCATTGCCATTGCCCTGTCTGAAGCTTCTAAGCTAAAGAAGAAGTAAGCTATGCCATTTGAGGCGGCGAGTAAGTTTAAGACAGAGGGTGCTAACATCACTGCTACGGCAGCGGGTGCTAGCGCCCAAGTTATTTACTCCTGCCCCGCTAACTTCTCAGCAATTGTTCGGTTTTTAAACATTGCTTCTGGATCTACAGCCAATAAACATATTTCTGTTCAGTTCTATCATACGGAAGACACCACTTATCATTACTTGTTAAATGCCTATGATATGGCATCAGCTTCTTCATTTAATGTGTTGAATGCTGGCATTATGTCCTTGCACCAGAACGATAAGATTGTAGCTTTCTCTGATAGTGTAGGAAACTTTGATATTGTTATATCTGTAGAGGAATACTTTGATCCTGTGAGGAGATAAAACATGGCTACTAAGAATTGGATTAAAGACGCTATTAAGAAACCCGGAGCTTTGCGGGAATCCTTAGGCGTTAAGGCAGGTAAAAATATTCCAGCTAAAGCACTTGCTAAAGCAGCAAAGGCTCCCGGTAAATTGGGACAAAGAGCTAGGCTAGCTGAGACATTGAAGAAGATGAAGTGATGGCTACAGCAAAGAAAAGCTCTGTCAATGCTGCGAAGAATTACACAAAGCCAGCACTGAGGGAGAGGCTGTTTAACACCATCAAGAACAGTGAAGTGCAGGGTACAGCAGCAGGGCAGTGGTCAGCTAGAAAAGCACAGCTACTGGCTAAGAAATACAAAGAACAAGGTGGAGGCTACAAAGATTGAAAGCCCCGCAGAAATCGCTAAAGGATTGGACAGAGCAGAAGTGGCAGACTAAGTCTGGTAAGCCTTCTTCCAAGACAGGAGAACGCTATCTGCCAGCGGCTGCAATCAAAGCTCTCTCTGCTTCTGAGTATGCCGCCACCACAAAAACTAAGCGAGAAGGAAAAGCTAAGGGTAAACAATTTGTAGCGCAGCCTAAAGCTGTTGCTGCTAAAACAGCGAGATACAGATAATGGCAAAAGAACTAGACGAAAGACAAAAGAAATTTCTAGAGGTGTTGTTTGAAGAGGCAGCAGGAAATCCTGTCACTGCTAAGAAGCTAGCTGGATACTCTGAAGGCTACTCCACCAAAGAACTAATCAACTCCTTGAAGGAAGAGATTGCTGAGGCCACTACATTGTACATCGCCATGAATGCCCCACGCGCTGCATGTGCTATAATTAGTGGCATTGAAAGTCCTACGCAACTGGGCCTCAAAGAAAAACTTAGCGCTGCTAAGGATATGCTTGATAGAGCCGGTCATGTTAAGACAGACAAGGTGCAAGTAGAGGCAATGAATGGTGTGATGATTTTGCCAGCAAAGGATAAATCCGAGGAAGACTAATGAGTGAACGCACTGCTGGCAAGTGGATACTGCCACAGCCAGAAGGAGGTAAGGAGTATGTCTCAGTACCTCAGCTTTCTAGAACAGTTCCATTTGGATATAAGAAGGATGAAGAGAATGAGGGGTGGCTTCTCCCCATCCCTAAAGAGCTAGATGCTCTTGAGCAAGCGAAGAAATACCTAAAGCAATATTCGTATAGGCAAGTTGCTGATTGGTTGACCGAAGCATCAGGTAGACAAATTTCTCACGCAGGACTTAAGAGCAGATTAGAACATGAACAGTCGAATAGGAGAAAATCTTCAACTTACCGCCTCCTTGCCCAGCGGTACGAAGAAGCCCTTAGGAAGGCCGAAGAGTACGAAAAGAGGATCGGCTCAGAAGGAAGCTACTTCAAGTCCGATCATTACAGAAATATCTCCTCCAACTTCCGAAGTAGTGATATCTAGTTCTGTACAGGCTCCTGCACAGAACATCATCTTTAAGCCCAACGCAGGGCCACAAACATTCTTCCTATCTGCCTCAGAACGTGAGGTGTTATATGGTGGTGCTGCTGGTGGTGGCAAAAGCTACGCCATGTTAGCAGATCCTCTGCGCTATCTAGGCCATCCCCAATTCTCTGGCCTGTTGTTACGCCACACAACAGAGGAACTCCGCGAACTTATCTGGAAAAGCCAAGAGATATATCCCAAAATCTACCCAAACATTAAGTGGAGTGAGCGAAAAATGCAGTGGGTAGCTCCCTCTGGTGCTAGATTGTGGATGTCCTACCTAGATAGAGACGAAGATGTACTTCGTTATCAGGGATTAGCGTTTAGCTGGATTGGTTTTGATGAGCTAACCCAGTGGCATACCCCGTTTGCATGGAACTACATGAGGTCACGGCTGCGTACTCCTGCTGCTGACCTGCCAATTTACATGAGAGCCACCACAAATCCGGGTGGGCCGGGACATGCTTGGGTGAAAAAGATGTTTATTGACCCAGCACCAGCAGGAAAAGCGTTCTGGGCCACCGATATTGAGTCTGCCACCACCCTAACCTACCCTAAAGGACACAGCAAAGAGGGTCAACCTCTGTTCAAACGCAGGTTTATACCCGCAATGTTGTCCGATAACCCCTATTTGGCTGAGACAGGTGACTACGAAACCATGTTGTTGTCCTTACCAGAGCATCAACGCAAGCAATTACTGGAAGGAAACTGGGATATTGCAGAGGGAGCAGCGTTTCCTGAGTTTAATAGGGCTGTTCATGTGGTAGAACCCTTTGACATTCCACATAATTGGGTTAAATTCAGGGCATGTGACTATGGATATGGGAGTTATAGCGCTGTTGTATGGTTTGCTGTCACACCAAGTGAGCAATTGGTCATCTATCGTGAGCTATATGTCTCAAAGGTGTTGGCAAAAGACTTAGCTAAGATGGTGTTACAGGCAGAAGAGAACGATGGAACCATTAGATATGGTGTATTAGACAGTAGCTGCTGGCATAAGCGTGGTGATACAGGGCCATCCCTAGCAGAACAGATGATTATGGAGGGATGCCGGTGGCGACCTTCCGATAGAAGTGCAGGAAGTAGAGTATCTGGTAAGAATGAGATACATAGAAGGCTACAGGTTGATCCATTTACAGATATGCCAAGAATGGTTATAACTAGTAACTGTGTAAACATAGTAGCTCAGCTTCCTATTATCCCTTTGGATAAAAGAAATCCAGAGGACATTGACACGAAAGCAGAAGACCATCTTTATGATGCTATTCGCTACGGAATTATGAGTAGGCCACGAAGCAGTCTGTTTGATTACGATCCAGCTAAGACTAAGCAGTATGGGATGAAAGTGGCAGACCCTGTTTTTGGTTATTGAATTAAGGAATACTATGGTAGAGAAGCAACAATCGCTAGGAGATAAAAGCTTAGCCCTCAATGATGTGAAGTCAGCAGAAGATACTGACACACAGGGCAGTGGCATTATTGCCTATGTAGAAGAGCGCTTTACCCGTTCTGAGACAAGCCGAAAACAAGACGAAGCTAGATGGCTACGCGCCTATCGCAACTATCGTGGCATCTATGGCACTGATGTTCAATTCACTGAACATGAGAAGTCGCGGGTCTTTATTAAAGTTACTAAGACAAAGACACTGGCTGCTTATGGGCAAATCATTGAAGTATTATTTTCCAATAACAAATTCCCTCTCAGCGTAGATCCAACAGTCTTGCCTGATGGTGTAGTAGAGGATGTTCATTTTGATCCTAACGATAAGACACCTCCGTCAGAAAAGAAACAAACAGAGATTCCTTTTGGCGAAGAGGGCGGTAAATCTATTCAAAGCGGATTCACTCTTGACAATCTAGAAGAGATGTTGGGAGCAATGAAGGATGAGCTTAAAGATATTCCTAATCTAAAAGAAGGGCCGGGAGTAACTCCTTCCTCTGTCACGTTTAGTCCTGCTATGGTGGCAGCTAAGAAGATGGAGAAGAAAATCCACGACCAGCTAGACGAGACAGGGGCTTCAAAGCACCTACGCTCCACAGCCTTTGAGATGGCCCTATTCGGCACAGGCGTTATGAAAGGCCCATTTGCTGTTAATAAGGAATATGCTAATTGGGACGCTGACGGTAAATACAAACCAATTATTAAAACAGTGCCTGAAGCTTCCCATGTTTCTATTTGGAACTTCTATTGGGATCCTGATGCAAGCAACACTGGTGATTGCCAATACACCATTGAGCGTCATAAGCTGTCACGCACACAACTGAGAGCGCTCAAGAAGCGCCCACATTTCCGAGCCAATATCATTGATCAAATCATTGAAGAAGGCGAAGGCTATACAAAGAAATATTGGGAAGATGATCTCAAAGACTATGCTCCTACATTTGGAGTGGAGCGCTTTGAAGTTTTGGAATACTGGGGCAATGTAGACATTGATTTGTTGGAAGAGAATGAAGTTGTCATTCCTGATGACATGAAAGACTCTGGAGAACTGCAAGCCAACATCTGGTATTGCAATGGCAAAATCTTGCGTCTTGTTCTCAATCCATTTAAGCCCTCTCGCATTCCTTACTACGCTGTTCCTTACGAACTCAATCCCTACTCCCTTGCTGGTGTTGGCATTGGTGAGAACATGGATGATACACAGACGTTGATGAATGGCTTCATGCGTATGGCGGTGGACAACGCTGTGTTGTCTGGCAACTTAATCTTTGAAATTGATGAAACCAATCTTGTCCCCGGTCAAGACTTGTCCGTCTATCCGGGCAAGGTGTTCCGCAGACAAGGCGGCGCTCCGGGTCAATCGTTGTTTGGAACTAAGTTTCCCAATGTATCTAATGAGAACCTGCAACTGTTTGACAAGGCTAGACAGTTAGCAGATGAGTCTACAGGACTTCCATCATTCTCACACGGTCAAACAGGTGTGTCGGGAGTAGGCCGAACTGCCAGCGGTATTAGCATGTTGATGAATGCTGCTAGCGGTAATATCAAAACGGTTATTAAGAATGTTGATGACTACTTGCTTGCTCCTTTAGGACAGGCGTTCTTCAACTTCAATATGCAGTTTGACTACGATCCAGCAATCAAAGGCGACTTGGAAGTATCAGCTAAAGGCACAGAGAGTCTGATGGCTAATGAAGTTAGAAGCCAGCGCTTAATGCAATTCTTGCAGATTGCCAGCCAACCCTCTCTTGCTCCGTTTGCTAAGTTTCCCTACATCATCCGTGAGATTGCTAAGAGCATGGACTTGGATCCAGAGAAGGTTACTAACAACATGGATGAAGCCATGAAGCAAGCCTTCCTGTTGCAACAGAACGCTCCTCCACCTCCCGCAGAAGGCGCTCCCGGTGCTGCCCCTCAAGGCGCTCCTCCGCAGGGCGTAGCTGGCCCTCCAAGCGTTGCAGACATGAGTGGTGGTGGTGGTGGCAACATCGGCGTTGGCGCTGCTCCTGCACCACAAGAACAAGGATTTAGCGGCAATGCAGGATAAGTCTTATCTCTCTAAGTTAAAAGGGCTGGTTGCTAATAACAATCAGTGGGATGGCTTTTGTGAAATGCTCCAATTTAATATTGAACAGCAGCAACGCAAGCTGGAACAGGCAGCAGACACACGCGAAATCTATCAAGCTCAAGGAGCTATAACTGCGCTTCGTCAATTGAAATATCTCAAGGAAGAAATAAATGCAAACAAATAATTTGCTGGCAACTGGTGGTGTGATGCAAGAGGGTGGAACCAAAGATCCCGTCAGCGGTAATGATGTTCCTGCTGGCGCATTAAAAGAAGAAGTTAGAGATGATATTGATGCCAAGCTCAGCCCCGGAGAATTTGTCTTTCCCGCTGATGTAACTCGTTACATTGGTTTGGATAAGCTTATGCAGATTCGTGATGCAGCCAAAGAAGGCTTGCAGGAAATGGAGAGCAAAGGACAGATGGGCAATTCTGAAGAAGTTGCTAATGATAGTGTAGGTGAAGACAAGTTCTCGTCACACATTGATGAAATCATTGCTGGTCTTGATGGAGGTGAGCCTAAGAAGTTTGCTGCTGGTGGTGCAGTGAATACTTCTGACTACAGTGCTGCTCCCCTCAAAGGGTTTAAGATGGTGCAGTATGAGGATGTAGAAACAAAGGCAGTTAAGTATATTCCATTTGTAAATGGCAAACCTTTGCTGCCTATTCCCACCGGATACACAGAAAAGAAAGCAACCACCACAACCACACCAACTACACCAACTACAGGAACTACTACAGGAGAAATTATTCCTGAACCAATTCGTGGCAACTCTGGTGGACAGTCAACAGAAAAACCAGAAACAGGAACTGCTGTTTCTCCAGAAAGAGATACTGGAGTAGAAGGCTTCGGTGATGTTGCAGGAGGAACAAACCCGATGATAGCTAGGGCAGCAGGTGTTGTTGCTGGATTTATCAATCCTGTTCTTGGTCTTGTTGTATCAGCAGCAGGAGCTTATGCTACAAAAGAGAATAATAAGAAAGTGGCGGCTGCTAATGTAAAAGCTATGGATGCTTCTTCTTTAGCTTCTATGGGATTCTCTGCTACAGATATCAAGGCAGCACAAGACGCTGTGGCAACAGCTACATTAGAGGGTAAGTCTGCCAAGGATATTGCAGTGGCTGCTGCTAATGCAGTTGCTGCTAGTAATCCAAGCAAGACATCTCTTGATGGATTAATTGCTGTTACTAAGGGATGGAATACAGCCACTCCTGAGCAGATGAAGGCAGACGCTATGCCTGATTCGTTGAAAAATCAAATTCCAAATGGGACATGGGACTCTGTTGTTAAATCAATTAAAGAGGGATTATCCCCTGAACAAGCAGTTGAAAAAGCAGTTAGCATTATGGATACCGCTGTCGGTTCATATTTTACTGGCACTATAAATGATAGGGAAGTTACTGCTAGACTTGCTGCTGATGGACTTGAAGGAAGAGTTCCTGCTGGTGAATTTAATAATGTTGTCAAAGATATGCAAGATGGATATACCACACAACAAGCTATAGCTAGAGCAGAAGAAAGAGCAGTTGGCCCAACTGATTCTCAACTAGCAGAGAAGGACGCTGCTATAAGACAAGAGGCAGCAGATAAAGCAGAGAAAGCACAGCAAGAAAGAAATGCAGAAGTAGCTAAACAAGAAGCTGATAGAGCAGCCCAGCAGTCAGCAACAGAAAGAGCAGCTAAAGAAGCAGCAGATAGAGCATCACAACAAGCTGCTCAAGACGCAGCAAATAGAGCAGAGCAACAGCGTCAAGCGGATAGTGAAGCAAAATCTGAAAGAGCTAGCCAGTTTGGTGGGCAACAAAGCGCTGGAGAAGGTGGAAGCTATAGTAATAGTTTGACTAGAGCCGGTGTTGATACCACTGGTGGTGATGCTCCATAACTAATTTAGTTATATAATATCCATATCTAAACCAGTGGTGGGCTGGCAGATATTCAATAATAACCCACCATCATTGGCTAACCTGACTCCCCGATTTATTCGGCTACAGACCAGCCCCAACTTAAAGGTAGTTTATGACAGAAGCAGTATTGGAAAAAGTAGAACAGAAAACAGCGTTTGCTAGTCGCAATGCTAATGATGAGAGAATTAAGCAAGAGGAAGAAGAGCTTAAGAATTTGATTGACCTGAACAAAGAAGGAAAACCTGCTTCCACTAGTTCAGAAGATGACAGCAATCTCAGCGCAGAAGAGAAGACATTCAAGAAGCGCTACGGTGATCTGAGAAGCCATTCTCAAAAGCAGCAGGTTCAACTTCAGAAAGAGATTGATGAACTTCGCTCACAGCTTCAAAAGAGTACCAGCAGCCAGATTAAACTCCCCACCAGTGAGGAAGACTTGGCTGCTTGGGCAAACGAATATCCCGATGTTGCTCGTATTGTGGAGACAATCGCTATCAAGAAAGCTAAGGAGCAAGCAGCGGAATTGGCTGATCGCTTCAAAGCTTTGGATGAAAGAGAGCAGCAAACTGCTAGAGACAAAGCTGAGGCTGAGCTTCTCCGTATCCACCCCGACTTTGAATCCATTAAGGAAAGTGATGAATTCCATAATTGGGTAGAGGAGCAGCCTACTTGGGTGCAGAATGCTTTGTATGAGAATGACTCGGACGCTAAGTCAGCAGCCCGCGCCATTGATTTGTACAAGGCAGATAAGGGAATTGGTAAGGCTAAGAAGTCTGATAGCAGAAGTGCAGCCGAAAGTGTATCCACCCGAAGTAGCAGATCTGCTCCGTCTAATGCAGATACTGACGGTGTAATCTATGAGTCACAAGTTAATTCTATGACTTCCCAGCAGTATGAGGCCAACCAAGAAGCCATCTCCAAAGCTATCAAGTCCGGCAAATTTGTCTATGATTTGAGTGGCAATGCACGATGAGTGTTGACACATACTAAAAGTGTGATATAACTTTGAGCAAGGTTGTTAACTCAGCCTTGCTCTTAGTGTTTCTGCCGTTGCAAAACCACCACCAACACTAAGAAATGTAACGCAAACTGTCAGTGAGCAGATTACCCAAATAATCTAGCCAATAAACATAAGCCCCCTAGAAGGTTTCTGTTTATTCACCTAGCATGATTGGCCCTGTGGAACTAGGTCAGCGTATTTAAATATATGCCCATCTATCTATAGGAGAAATATCATGGCATTTCCCAAGGCAACGGGTTACGGCAATTTGCCCAATGGCAATTTTAGCCCTGTAATCTATTCCAAGCAAGTACAACTTGCATTCCGTAAGGCTTCTACTATTGAAGCAGTGACCAATAACGACTATTTTGGCGAGATTGCCAATATGGGCGATTCGGTTAAAATCATCAAAGAACCTGAAGTTAGCGTTCAGTCGTATGCTCGTGGCACACAGATCACGGCACAAGACCTGAATGATGAGGACTTCACACTGGTTGTCGATCAGGCTAACTACTACGCCTTCAAGATTGATGACATCGAAGCTGCTCACTCGCATGTCAACTTCATGCAGATGGCTTCTGATCGCGCTGCCTACCGCATCCGTGACCAGTATGACCAAGACGTTCTGGGTTACCTGTCGGGCTATCAGCAATCGGCTAAGCACACCCAAGCTGGCACTGCTCGTACCACCTTCCCCGGTACTAAGGCACTGACTGAGGCTGGCTCTAACGAACTGTTGGCTAGCATGCAACTGAAGAAGGGCGACTTCGGCAACATTACCACTGGTAGTGCTGGCGATCACTCCATTCCTTTGGCTGCTCGTCTGCCCGGCGCTACTGCACTGCCTACGGCTACGGCTTCGCCTCTGATGGTGATCTCCCGTATGAGCCGCCTGTTGGATCAACAGTTTGTTGACACCAGCGGTCGTTGGTTGGTGATTGATCCCATCTTCATGGAACTGTTGAAAGACGAAGATAGCCGCTTGCTGAATAGCTTGTTTGGTGGTTCTGGTCTGCAAAACGGTTTGGTGGTGGACAATCTGCACGGCTTCAAAGTGTATGTGTCTAACAACCTGCCGAAAGTAGGAACTGGCGCTGGTACTACCGGTACTGCTAACCAGAACACCAACTTCGGTGTGATCGTTGCTGGTCATCAGTCTGCCGTTGCTACCGCTCAGCAGATCACCAAGACAGAAACCTATCGTGACCCCGATAGCTTTGCTGACATCGTGCGTGGTATGCATCTCTATGGTCGCAAAATCTTGCGTCCTGAGGCGCTTGTCACTGCTAAGTATAACGCTGCTTAAGGAGAACATTAATGGCAACTATTACCACTCTCTCTAATGCTGTTGGTTCGGGGCTGCAACCTGCTCGTTCCGTTCGCAACATGCCTTACATGGTTGAGAACACCATCAACTTCGCTACAGCCACCACAGCTAAAGGCTCTGCCCTAGCTGCTGCGGATGTTATCGAAGCTGTCCAGATTCCTGCACAATCAGTTGTGCTGGCTGCTGGCTATGAAGTGATCTCTGCCATCACAGGTGATGTGACGATGAGCGTTGGTGTTACCGGCGTTCTGGCTACGGCATATGTAAACGCAGCTACCCTTGCTGCTGCTACATCTGTCGGCACTTACGGCACTTCGTCTACTACGGCTTATCCTATTGCCACTGCTACTGCGGATACGGTTGATCTCTTGATCTCCGCTTCCACCACTGCACTGTCGGCAGGTTCGGTTCGTGTGTGGGCTTTGCTCGTAGACGCACAAGATCGCGTTGGCCCTGCCTCGGTAGATCGTGAACAGTTGGCTTAAGCGCTAACTACCTGAATAGGGGCAGCTTCCACAAGAGGTTGCCCCTTTCTTTTTGTTAAGGAACCAGCGTGGCCTACAATTATTTAGACTTAGTAAATGAAGTATTAAGAGGTTTTAATGAGGTAGAACTTACTTCGTCAAACTTCGCCACTGCTACTGGCTTCTATGCAAAGGTCAAGGACGCAGTGAATACTGCTATCCGCGACATCAATCACACTCACTATGAGTGGCCTTTCAACCATGTCACACAAGAGTTAACACTGACAGCAGGAACAATCAGATATGCTTTTCCGAGCAATGTTAATACAATAGACTTTGACACATTCAGAATTAAAGAGAACTCCACCTTTAATAATAGAACAATAAAATTAGCTCCTATTTCTTACGAAGATTATCTAGATAGATATATCGATCACGAATATACAACGGAAACAAATAAAAGAACAACTCCGACATTCGTGTTCCAGACAACAGACCTGCAATTTGGTGTGATTCCTGCGCCTGATCAAGCATATGTATTAGTTTACGAATACTATAGCGTACCTACTAGTTTAGATGCGTATAGTGATGTACCTGTAATTCCTGAAAGATTTAGACATGTCATTGTAGAAGGAGCTATGTTCTACTGCTACATGTTCAGAGGTAATGAACAGTCTGCTGGTATCTCTAAACAGAGATATGAAGAAGGCATTAAACGCATGCGTAGTATGCTTGTCAATAGATATGGATACGTTAGATCTGGTATGATTACACCGGCTAGTGGATCCGTCCGCTCCTTTGGAGACAGGGTAAAGTAATATGGCAGACGCATGGAAGACTTATTCTTTTGAGTTCAAGGGTGGACTTGTAACGAATTTATCTCCACTTCAGCAGGGCGTTAATTTACCCGGCAGCGCTCGCATTCTTAAAAACTTTGAACCTTCTATTTCTGGTGGATATAAAAGAATCGAAGGATTTAGTAAATATTCAACTAGCTTTGTACCCTCTCATGGAGAACCAAAGGTACACGGCTCAGGTCAAACAGGTACTATCTTAATAGTAGGTAATATTTTTTCTGCTCCCATACAAGGAGAGCAATTTACTATTTCCGGTGTTACAGGAACATACACAATTGCAAGTGGTGGTGTAGCTTATGACAACACAAGTAAAAGAGCAACACTTACATTAACAACTTCTTTGGCAAGTAGTCCCGCCGATAAAGCTAGTCTTACTTTTGTTTCTCACAGCGGAAAAATTTTAGGGCTTTCTTCATGGCAGGGAACAACTTTGGCAGCAAGAGGTGGGGATATCTATTCCTCCACCGGGTCTACTTGGACTAAGATAAACAAGCCCTCCTATGGAACAGTGCTAGTTAATGGGGCAGGACAGACAGGCTCATCTTTAGCAATTGATGGTATCTCTAATGGTGGCCCTAGACAGGGAGACACTTTCACTATTGCTGGTGTCAATAAAATCTACACAGTGCTAGCTAACCCCACTGTAACCAGCGGAGGAACAACACTGTCTATTGATCCTGCGTTAGCTTCTAGTCCAGCAGATAACGCTGCTGTGACTTGGTTATCTGTTGATAGAAGCAGTCAAGTAAAGCTTCGATTTACAAAATATAGAATTGGTGGTGTTGAAAAGATAGCTGGAGTTGATAGCTATAATTATCCATTTATATATAATGGAACTACTTTTTCTGAAATCACAGGATCTACAGATTTAGAAGGAGCAGAATTTATTTGCTTCCATAAAAATCAATTGTTCATAGCTAAAGGAAACACTCTCAATTTTACAGCTCCGTATACGGACTCCGATCTTACGGCTGTTAATGGTGGAGGTGTTATTTCTGTTGGCGCAAAAATAACAGGACTCATTGTCTTCAGAGACGCTCTCATAATCTTTACAGAAAGAACAATTAATCAATTGGTTGGGAATACCATAGCTGATTTTGTTCTACAGCCAATTACAAGAAATGTAGGTTGCGTAGCTCCCGATACAATCCAAGAGATGGGTGGGGATATTATTTTCTTAGGCCCAGACGGTTTACGTTTGTTTGGGCTAACAGACAGGGTTGGTGACTTTAGTTTAGGCTTAGTTTCTAAACCTATTCAGACCCAACTAACAGATCTGATTGCTACCTGCTCTAGTTTTTCTAGTGTAGTGATTAAGCAAAAGTCTCAGTATAGATTGCTGGGATTTTCTGATACTGTTACAGCATCTAGTTCTAAAGGAATTTTAGGTACACAAACAGCAAGCAACGATACAAGCAGTATTTCTTGGGCAGAGTTGTCTGGGATTAGAGCTTATGTAGCTGATTCAAATTATGTAGACGCTGAAGAAACAGTTGTATTTTCTAATGTTGATGGCTATGTATATCAAATGGAAAACGGTAGTAGCTTTGACGGGGAGAACATCACAGCTTATTTTTCCACACCGTTTGTATTCATGGACGATGCCAGACTTAGAAAGACAATGTATAAGTTGTTTCTCTACACTGATCCTAGAGGAAGTGTAAATGTAAATGTGAGTATGAAGTTTGATTTTGACACATTAGGGAGTATTCAACCTAATGCTATATCTCTAACAAATACAACAACTGCTGTGGGTTTTTATGGGTCTGCCACGGCAAAATATGGTACAACTACATACGGTACTAAATTGAAGAAACTTTTTGAGACTCAACTAATTGGATCTGGTTTTGCTGTATCATTGCAGTTTGTGTCGGAAGGAACAGATCCTCCTTTTTCGCTGGACGCAGCTACGTTAGAATACTCATTACACGATAGACGCTAAGGAAAAGTATGACAGGATACACTCGCGCAGACACGCCCAACAATATTGCAGATGGTAATATTATCAACGCCGCTGACTTGGATGGCGAGTATGATGCTATTGCCTTAGCATTCAGTAATACACTGGGCCATACACATGATGGTAGTACGGCTGAGGGACAACCAATTACAAAGGTTGGCCCTACTCAGGAAGTTGTGGTTAGTACAACTACACTGGCTCCAAAGACAACAGCAACTATTGATATTGGTAGCAATTCTTTAAAGTTCAAAGATTTTTATTTTAGTGGCACTGGCAATGTCACTGGAACCATCACTGCCGGTGGATTCTCTGGCCCTATCAATGGCACTATCGGAGCAACCACAGCAAGCACTGGCGCATTCACAACTCTGAGTGCTAGTAGCACTGTTAGCGGTACGGGCTTCAGCACCTACTTGGCTTCCCCTCCTGCTATTGGTGGAACTGCTGCTGCTGCTGGCGCATTCACTACACTAAGCGCCAGCTCGACTGTTAGCGGCACAGGCTTTAGCACTTATCTAGCTTCTCCTCCTGCCATTGGTGGCACAGCACCTGCTGCCATAACTGGTACAACTATAAATGGTACAACCATTACAGCCAGCATTGCTTTTGCTGGCCCTATCAACGGCACTGTAGGAGCAACAACACCTAGCACTGGCGCGTTTACCACATTGAGCGCATCTAGTACGGTGAGTGGTGTTGGCTTCAGCACCTACTTAGCTTCTCCTCCTGCTATTGGTGGCACTGCTGCCGCTGCTGGTGCATTCACTACACTAAGCGCTAGCTCGACTGTTAGCGGAACAGGCTTTTCTACTTACCTAGCAAGTCCTCCAGCCATTGGTGGTACAACAGCAGCCGCTATAACCGGCACAACCATTACAGCTAATACTGCATTTGCTGGCCCACATAATGGTACTGTAGGAGCAACAACACCCAGCACTGGTGCATTCACTACATTAAGCGCTAGCAGCACTGTTAGCGGAACAGGCTTTTCTACTTACTTAGCTAGTCCTCCAGCTATCGGTGGTACAGCCGCTGCTGCCATCACCGGAACAACTATCACAGCTAATACTGCATTTGCAGGGCCGCATAATGGCACTGTCGGAGCAACAACACCCAGCACTGGCGCATTCACTACACTAAGCGCTAGCAGCACTGTGAGTGGTACTGGCTTCAGTACCTACTTGGCTTCCCCTCCTGCTATTGGTGGAACTGCTGCTGCCGCTGGTGCTTTTACTACTCTAAGTGCTTCTAGTACAGTGAGTGGTACAGGTTTTAGTACTTATCTAGCTTCACCCCCTGCAATTGGTGGAACTGCTGCTGCCGCTGGTTCGTTTACAGCGTTATCCTACAGCACTACTCTAACAGGTGGTACTGGTATTGTCAATCTTGGCAGCGGTCAATTCTATAAAGATGCAAGTGGTCTTATTGGAATTGGTGTCACACCTGTTGCCTCTAAAGGAACATTGCAAGTAGGTACTATCGGCTACACCGATACTGGCGTTGTAGCGGGGTTTGCTTCAAGTGTTGCTGGATACAATCAGTTGGTATTGCAGAACACCAGCAATAATGCTGCTGCTTCCACTAACCTCAACATCTCCAACGATGCCGGTACTACCACCACCAACTATGGTGAACTCGGTATCAACTCATCCACCTTTACTGGTACAGGCTCATTCAGCCAAGCTGGTAATGTGTACTTGGCTGCTGCTTCCACAGACTTAGTTATTGGCACATACGCCGCTAAGCCAATTCGTTTTGTAGTTAACAGCGGAACAACTGATGCAGCAGTTATTGACTCTTCAGGTAAATTTGGTATTGGAACTTCCTCTCCTGCCGTGGCATTTGCAGTTAACGCCACAGATGCCATCTTAGTTCCTAATGGAACTACAGCACAGCGTCCCACAGGAGCAGCAGGTTATATCCGTTATAATACCACCACAGGTACATTCGAAGGATATACTACAGCGTGGGGTTCTATTGGTGGTGGAGCTACTGGCGCAGGTGGTGATCAAGTTTTTTACCAAAACGGACAGACTGTGAATACCAGCTACAGCATTACTGCTGGTACAAACGCAGGTTCATTTGGCCCTATCTCTGTAGCCTCTGGCGCTACAGTTACTGTGCCATCTGGCTCTGTCTGGTCTATTGTTTAAGGAGAACCCATGAGTTCAGTCGCAATCCAAGGCAACGCAGCGGGCGCTGGTGTATTCACCATCGCCGCGCCCAACAGTGCCAGCAGCTACACCGCTACGTTGCCCGCAGCCACCACCACGCTGGTGGGTACGGACGCTACGCAGACGTTGACAAACAAAACGCTGACCAGCCCGGCTATTGGCGGCACTCCAGTAATGAGCGCAAGCATTATCACTTCTGGCACTGCTGTTGCGTCCACCAGCGGAACTAGCATTGACTTCACTGGCATTCCGTCTTGGGTCAAGCGCATTACTGTGATGTTCAATGGTGTTGGTCTTAGCGGTACGTCAATCCCCATTGTGCAACTTGGGACAAGCGGCGGCCTTGTAACAACTGGATACACCGGAGCAGCGGGCGGTTCTGATACAACAAGTGGAAACAGCGTAAGAGCCAACACAAATGGATTGCTTCTTATGGATAACGGCAATGCAAGCGTTGCGCATCGTGGGGCGATGACAATCCGAGCGTTTGGTAGCAACAATTGGGTTTCTACTCACGCAACTGGAGATTCAGCAGTCCCCCGCGCATATTGGGGTGGGGGAGCGATTGTTTTGTCGGGTACGCTTGACCGAATTCGTATTACCACATTGAATGGCACAGACACCTTTAATGCTGGCTCCGTCAACATCCTCTACGAGTAAAAACCATGACCGCTGTACTATCAGGCACAAACGGGCTGCTCCAGTCCTACGACTACCAAGTCCCGACCACGGGCTTCAGCTACACGTTCGCCGCTGGCGTTCAGACGCTGATAATGAACCCTGCTGGTACGTTGGCTACGGGAACTATCACGATGCCCGCTGCACCAGCGGATGGCATGGTAATCACGTTCAGCAGCACGCAAACTATTGTCGCGCTCACGGTTAATGCTAACTCGGGCCAGACAATAAATAATGCACTTACATTGTTGACGGCAGGACAATCCATGTCCTATATATACCGTTCGGCATCCACTGCGTGGTTTGCATTTTCTTCAGCATTGAACGCAACTCAGTTTTCATACCCGATAAGTTATTTGGTTGTTGCTGGCGGCGGAGGGGGCAGCGGAGGTTCCGGTGGGGGCGGCGCTGGCGGTTTTTTAACCTCATCCGCTACTGCCACTGTTGGAACCGCGTACACGGTAACTGTTGGCGCAGGTGGGGCCGCTCAACCCCCAGCAAGCAGTCCGGGAGATAACGGTAGTAATTCAGTATTTGGTAGTTTCGCCACTGCTATTGGCGGTGGTGGAGGTAGCTCCGGTACTGGTGTTGCTGGCGGTTCTGGTGGCGGAGGAAGGGGTGGTAGCGGTGGGGGCTCTGGAACTTCAGGGCAAGGGAATGCAGGGGGCGCTGGAGGTGGTGGTAATGCGTGTGGTGGCGGTGGAGGCGCTTCAGCGGCGGGCAATAATGGTTCCGGTTCTACTGGTGGGAATGGTGGCGCTGGAACAGCAAGCAGCATATCTGGCGCTAGTGTTACTTATGCTGGTGGGGGCGGTGGCGCGGGCGCGGGTAATAACGGCGGTACAGGCGGCGCAGGCGGTGGCGGCACATATCCAGCGGCAGGCACTGTAAATACTGGCGGGGGTGGCGGCAGTACTTGGAATACAAATCTAGGTAGCTCTGGTGGTTCAGGCATCGTCATCATCAGCTACGCCGGTGCTCAACGCGGTACAGGTGGAACCGTTACTTCCTCGGGCGGCAATACCATCCACACATTCACTTCATCTGGAACATATACAGCGTAAGGACAAACATGGCACATTTTGCAAAAGTATCAAACGGCGTAGTGGTTCAAGTCATCGTGGCTGAACCCGAGTTCTTCCAGACGTTCGTGGACACAAGCCCCGGCGAGTGGATTCAGACCAGCTACAACACCCACGGTGGTGTCCATGCTAACGGTGGCACTCCATTGCGTAAAAACTACGCAGGTATCGGGTTTACCTATGACCGCACCCGCGATGCGTTTATCCCCCCAAAACCCTATGCAAGCTGGACGCTGAACGAAAGCACTTGCCTATGGGACGCACCGACCCCAATGCCGACCGACGGCGTTTACACTTGGGATGAGTCAACCACTTCTTGGGTCGCCGTATGACAACTGCATATACCTCACTCTTGGGCCTTGCCCTTCCTGTCACGGGCGAACTGTCCGGCACATGGGGCGACACGGTCAACAACTACATCACCCAGTACCTTGATGCTTCCGTCGCAGGTACAAACACACTCAGCAGTGACTCGGATGTAACGCTGGTCAAAACCACCAATGCGTCACTGAGCGGCACATCTTCTCAATATGCGGTCATCCTTTGGACGGCTGGGGGCACAGCAACCCGCACCATCATTGCGCCATCTGCGTCTTCTGGGGGCCGTCAGTTTTACATTGTCGTCAACAAGACTTCTAGCACACAGTCCATCAAGCTGTGTGGCACGGGCCCAACCACTGGGGTGACTATTACCGCAGGTAATTCAGCCGTTTGTGCATGGAATGGCTCTGACTTTATTCAAGTAGCTGCCCTTGTAAACCTAGCTACCAATGTCACTGGAGTTCTGCCAGTAGCTAACGGAGGGACACCTGTAGGTTCATTCATGTGGCACACAGCATCGACACCCCCAACAAGCTACCTAGAAGCAAACGGCGCGGCTATTTCCCGTTCAACCTATGCTGCGTTGTTTGCGGTCATTGGCACTACGTATGGAAGCGGGGATGGGTCTACAACTTTCAATGTGCCTGATGTGCGCGGATATTTTGTTCGTGGGTATGACAATGGTAGGGGCGTAGATAGCGGTCGTGCATTTGGCTCTAACCAAGCAAACTCCATACAAAGCCATACGCACAATATGTGGCAGGCACTATCCCGAGATTCGGCAGAAGGAGACCCAAATGCAACCAGCGGGGGGACTTTTGGGGGTGGGGCAGCACAATTTTATAAACACCCAAATACTGATTCTTCTGGGTCTACCGAAACACGCCCAATCAACATTGCATTCTTGCCTTGCATTAGGTATCAGTAATTGTGATTGACCAGATTGTCTCTGCTGACAGCCCTTGGCCCAATACCGAGACAAAAACGGTGTTGGTCTGCCGCATCCCTAAAAAGGATGACAAGCCGGGGGCAAATGAGTTTGTAGACAAGGATGGACGTATCTGCCGTTGGGCGGTAGTGAACAGAAAATGATAGACCCCTTTACCGCGTTTGCAGCCGCTCAGGCAGCGGTGAAGGGAATCCAAGCAGCTATCAAGCTGGGCAAGGATGTGCAGGGGATTGCGGCAGACCTGAGCAAGTTTTTTGAAGCCAAGGACATTGTTCAGCAGGCGGCGAACAACCCTAAGAAGTTCAAGTCGGACACGGCACAGGCGCTAGAAACAGTGATGCAAGCCAAACAGCTTGCGGAGGCCGAGACCGAACTGAAGAACACGTTGATTTGGTCAGGCAATGCGGATGTATGGGAAGGCGTGCTGCTGGAGCGGAACAACATCATCCAGCGGCGCAAGAAGGCTGAGATGGAAGAGGCACTTGCCAAGGCCAAGAAGCGGCAGCAGATAATGGAAACCCTGAGTATGCTCTTCTGGATTTGTGTGTTCTTGGCTGCAATCGGTTTGAGTTATTTTTTCACAACGCTATTTTTGGAGAGACGCGCATGATTCCAATCCTCGGTGCATTGCTAGGCACGTTGGCTGAAAGCGGCCTTGGGCTTTTATCGTCTGCTATCCAAGCCAAAGGCAAGGAAGTGGTTGAGAACACGCTGGGTGTGAAGATTCCTGATAACCCTACCCCTGAAGATGTTGCCAAGCTGCGCGAGTTGCAATTCCAACATGAAGAGCGTTTGATTGAACTGGGCATTGAAAAAGCCAAGATGGAGTTGGCTGAATTGGAATTACTTGCTAAAGCTGCACAGAGCGATGCAGACAACGTCACAGACCGGTGGAAATCAGACATGTCATCGGACTCTTGGCTGTCCAAGAACATCCGGCCCATGAGCCTGATTGCCATTTTTGTAGGCTACTTCCTGTTTACCATGATGTCGGCGTTTGGATACAGCCCACAAGAAAGCTTTGTAAGCCTCTTGGGTACATGGGGCCAGATTGTGTTCTTGGCTTACTTTGGCGGGCGCACTGTGGAGAAGCTGGCTGAAATACGGAGCAGTAAGTGATATCCATTCCCGTCCTCTACATTTGCGTAGCGGCACACTGTGAGTTCTTGCAGCAAAACTCGTACTACACCAACAGGCAGGAATGCATGGAGGTAGCGGAGAAAAAGCGGCAGGAGTATGTCAAGCTGGGCGCAAAGGTAGAAGCGACGTGTATTGACGTAGTTGTTCAAAAAAGGGGTAGTTATGAGTCTTAGTACCGAACAAGCAGCGTTTTTGCTGGATTTCTGCAAGCTGGTGCAGTACGCCACCGACCAAGGTTTTATGGTCACAGGCGGCGAGCTTGCCCGTACACCGGAGCAACAAGCTATCTATGTGAAGACAGGCCGTAGCAAAACCATGAACTCCATCCACCTGAAGCGCTGCGCCGCTGACCTGAACTTCTTCCGTGATGGCAAAATCATCTGGGACAAGGGAATCTTGGCTCCGCTTGGCGCGTACTGGGAGAGCCTGCATCCTAAAAATCGCTGGGGCGGAAACTTCAAGAGCTTGGTAGACTGCCCGCACTTTGAACGGAACGTGTAACTGCTGCCATGCCACTACAAAAAGTCATCCTCAAACCCGGTGTAAACAGGGAGAACACCCGCTACACCAACGAGGGCGGTTGGTACGAGTCTGAGAAGATTCGCTTCCGCCAAGGTACGCCTGAGAAACTAGGTGGGTGGCAACGCATTTCAGCAAATACGTTTGTAGGCGTATGCCGGTCATTGTGGAATTGGGTGACCTTGACGGGCGCTAATTTACTTGGCGTTGGCACAAGCAGCAAGTTCTATATTGAGGCCACAGGTGTTTACTATGACATCACGCCAATTTCCACAACGATTGCGCTTACTGCAAACCCCTTTGCTACGGTAAACACCACTACCGCTGTAACCGTAACTGACATCGGCTTCAATCCCCAAGTTGGCGATTTTGTTATCTTTAACGGGGCGACTACGTTCAATGGCGTGACCATAAGCGGCGAGTACGAAGTTATAACTGTGGTGGACAGCACTCACTACACAATTACATCAGCTACAACGGCTACAGGTACAGGTTCAGGTGGGGGCGCGGCGGTCTACGCGTCTTATATTCTTCACATCGGTTCTGCTACAAACGTGACTTTTGGTGGATGGGGTTCTAACGTCTGGAGTTCCAGCAACTGGGGCGGCATCGGCTACGCCAGCACAGCTACCTTGGCAATTTGGTCGCAGTGGAACTTTGGCGAGAACTTGGTGTTTGGGCCCAAGCAAGGCAAGCTGTACTACTGGAATGCCACTACAGCAGTGTCACTAGCAACCCCAACAACGGTCACCATCTCTAACGCCACTCCAGCGGTGATGACGCTGACTACTAATACGACTACTCCGCTAATTGGTGGCACGGCAATCATGTTCCAGACAACTGGGGCGCTACCTTCCCCACTTGTGCCCTACACGGTGTACTACGTCACCTACGTCACCGACACCACATACAAACTGTCTACTACCTACGCTAACTACTTAGCGGGCACGTTCATCAACACGAGCACCGCAGGCTCTGGTACGCAAAGTCTTTCCCCTCGTGGAATTGCTGTCGCAGATTTGCCCGGTGCTTCTAGTGTGCCGCTTCAACAGAACGTCATTTTGGTATCCGACTCCAGCCGGTTCACTATGTGCTTTGGCTCCAACCCATATGGAAGCACAACCTACGACCCCATGACGGTGCGCTGGTCAGACCAAGAGAGCGTGATTGAGTGGGCTCCAGCAATCACCAACCAAGCGGGTGAAATTCGTCTATCTCACGGCTCTTCTATTGTGTCGGTGCTGCAAAGCCGCCAAGAGATTTTGATTTGGACTGATGCTGCAATTTATTCAATGCAGTACCTTGGGCCTCCGTACGTGTGGGGCAACCAACTTCTGTCGGATAACATTTCAATTGCCAGTATCAATGCAGCCGCCTATGCCAGCGGTGTGGCGTATTGGATGGGTCAAGACAAGTTCTATAAATACGACGGACGGGTTCAAACCCTGCGTTGCGACCTGCGGCAGTACATCTATAGCGACATCAACCGTTCCCAATTCGGGCAAATATTTTCTGGGACAAACGAAGGCTTTAACGAGGTCTGGTGGTTCTACTGCTCCCAAGATAGCACGACTGTTGACAAGTACGTCATCTACAACTACGCAGAAGACCTGTGGTACTACGGCTCTATGGCCCGCACTGCATGGCTGGATACTGCGCTTCGGAACTACCCCGTAGCGGCAACCTACGCAAACAACCTTGTCTATCACGAGTACGGGGTGGATGACAACGTCACTGGAACCCCTGCGGCTATTGAGGCATCCATTACTTCTGCCCAATACGACATTGGGGACGGGCACAACTTCGCGTTTGTCTACCGGATGCTGCCCGACTTAACATTCCGGGGGTCTACGGCTGGCACTACGCCGCAAGTGACTATGTACCTACAAGGACTGAACAATTCTGGCTCAGGCATTACGCAGTCTGGGGACGCTAACGTGCCTTATACAGGCCCCGCTCCATCAGTCATTAATGTGGACCAATACACTGGGCAGATTTACATCCGTATCCGTGGTCGTCAGATGCAGATGAAGCTCACCTCCAACACGCTCGGTACGCAGTGGCAGCTTGGCGCTCCCCGTATTGACATTCGTCCTGACGGCAGAAGGTAGACATGGGACAAAAGAACGTAGTTGCCCCCCGTATTCCCGGCGCGCCGGTGGAGTACGACCACCTTGCTATGAATGAGATTTTTCGGGTTCTTTCGATATACTTCAGGCAATTGGACAACAACGGCCCTATAGCTATCAGTACCCAGCGAAACGGCACGGATGTTGTTGCGGCGTTAAGCGCCCCGCCTTCAGGCAATACAACGGTTCCCAGCTTGCCGACACAAGCGGATTTGGCCAGTTTGCGGGTTGGAGACATCTACTACGACACAAGCGCAAGCAATGTACTAAAGGTAAAAACATGAGCATACAACTCGCTGCCAAACACCTAGCCGCTCATGGGCGTGGGCCGGACACTACGCTCGTCCATATGACTCCCGGAGAAGTGGCGAGCCTCCAATCTTTGGCTCAGCAGCACGGTGGCTCTCTAAGTATTAACCCTCAGACCGGACTCCCCGAAGCCGGATTTCTGTCTGCCCTGCTGCCTATGGCTGCTGGTGCTGGGTTGGCGGCTATGGGTATGCCACAGGGATATGCTGCACTTGCGGTTGGGGCTACGTCTGCGCTTACCAACGGTGGGAACATGCGCAAAAGCTTGATGGATGGTATCAGTGCCTACGGTGGCGCGGGTATGACCGAGTCGTTCATGGGTGCTGGGCTTGAAAGCATGGGCACTTCTGCTGCGGCTCCTACGACGGTGCTTGAGACTCCTTCGGTTATTTCGGCGGCTCCTGCTGTGGCTCCTTCGGCGGGCAGTATTGTGGGTTCTTCAATGCAAGAAGCAGTTAACCAATCAGGTATGTATGCCCCCGCTCTTACTAGCGCAGCACCAGCCGAAGCAGCCCAAGCAGCGGCGGCGGCAACCCCTGCGGCCCAACAAGCAGCGGCGCTAAAGAATATGGATATAGGACAACGGTTCGATGCGCTCAAAGCCGGTGCTACTGGCACCAATGCGATGAACTACATCAAGGCCAATCCGTTTACGTCTCTCGGCGTAGCTACAGCCGCAATGACTCCAGACGAGCCCAACGCGCCTCAAAAGGCTGCGGATACCGACCGTGGAGCTAGGGCTGGTATGCGGTACTATCCCGGCTGGAGCACTCCCCTGCCTAAGCCAAACATGCAGGGTATCGAGCAGACCTACAACCGCCCCTACTACGCTGCCGAGGGTGGCGTTACACGCATGGCTACCGGTGGTATTGCCTCCGCACCAC